GTCGCTATTTTAATACTGAAGAAGAGTATTTCTCAGCGATTCATGACTTTATGAATGGTATGTAAAACAAAGGGGGGTCGCTCAAAGCGTCCCTCTAGTGTAAGCATCAATCAACCCTTCTCTTTTCTCTCATGCAACTGACTTCACAAGGACAATCCCGCGCCATGGTCGTTGAGTTCCGTCCTCATAACATTCTCACCGATAAGTTTGTTTATACCCTGAAGTTTATGGGTGATGAGATGACCAAATCGATGCGATTGATGTCTAAAAAAGAAATGATCGAGACTGTTAATGCTCGTCTTGATCTTAACTATCAGGTGACTGATTTCCTGACTGAACCTCAAGAATACTTCCCTGCCTGCTGCTAATGACCGTTTCTTAATACTTCAGAAAAAATGTTTCAAACCTACCTTCAATCTCTTCCTTCATTCATTACTGATAACGATGCCGATTGGGGCATGGTTTATGATTGGATGGAACAAATGTGTGGTCCTCTCAAAGATTATCATTGGGAAGAAGTTGCACAAGTTTATAAAGAGTACAACAACGATTCACGTTACTGATTCTTTCACAAATCTCTATCAAGGTAACACAAATGACTGTCGATCGTGATGAACTTCAGGAAGCATATGTCAGTGCCATTGTTGATGGTATGGACTGGAAGACTATGGAACGTTTCGTATATGATACGATCAACGAAAACCTAGAAGGATATACCATTGATCAACTGATTGCGGAAGTCACTGAATACAATCCAGAACTTTTAGAAGATACGTCGATCGATAAAAAGTGAGATCCTGATTATATCTCAGTGAGTCTTACAGATCGAGATGCGCTCCGCGATTTTTTTCACCCCCTAATCAACACTCAAACACCAATCCCACCGTCTCCGTTAACACTCCGACAATGATTCTCCTTGCTCCTGAAGATCGTGCTCATGTTTATACTGTTGACAGTGAAGGCACATTATACAGTATGCCAATCAATTCTGATGGTAGTATCAACTTCAATGATATTATTGAGGTCGAATGTGTAGATGAATTGGATGATGAGAATGTAAATGAAATTCATGAAAAGTTGATTTCAATGATGAAAGCAGTCGGATGGTACTTTCAAAACTAGAAAGGGGGGTCGTCCAAATCGTTTCAGTAGTATGAATGACACTTGCATAAAGATGAATCGAGTTGAGATCAACCGTTCAATCATGGAACTGAACTTTAAGAAGGAAAAGTTGCAGAATCAGATTGATGCAATTCAAGCACACATTAATCATCTTGTTGCTATGCGTGAGATGAAACAATTTGAGGAAACTCCTCTGTTTGATCAAATGTTCGGAGGTTGATATAATGAAAGATATTCGGATTAAGGTTACAACTGGCGATGGACTTTGTACGATTTGGTATGAACGTTCTAAAGAAAAATGCTCTACAATTCAAGAACGTGTCTACAATCAGTTGTGTGGACTTAACATCAAAGAAATCGAAGTTGGTGTAATCTAATGCAATTCCAAGTTACTTAAAGGGGGGTCGTCGAAACTGTCCCTATAGTGTAAGCACAACCTCAACTCAAAACTTCTCCATGCGTAAGATCGAAAAGCAAATGAATGATGCCATTTCTAACAATCAGAACTGGCAATCTGGTAACACTGCTGTAGTCTACTGCGATGAAACTAATGAGTCGAAAGTCTATCTCCATGGCAATCATATTGCTACTGTGGGTGATAACTTTGTGATGATCTTTGATGGTGGTTATCAGTCTGTTACCACTAAATCACGTCTCAATGCTATCTGCTCTGAACACTGTGTTAGTGGTGAAGGTGTATTTCAGAAAGCATATAATTGGTTCGTTCGTGTCACTAAAGATGGTGGTAAAACGTTCCAAACTGAAGACTTCTTCTCTGGTTATTGCTTCGCATAATATACACCAACCAACAACAATCATGTTCACGATTACATACAAAACTCCCTATAACATGTGTGAGTGGAGGTATCAATCTTTCCCCACACTTGAGGAAGCAGAACGTATGATAGCGTTTTATCGTTCTTGTGGAAGTCCTGCTAAGTTGGTCGGGTAGTGTATAATGAGAACAACGATTCGCTGGTTTTGTCCTTACTCTCAAGGGTGGAAGTTTCAAGGGTTTAATACCTATAATGAAGCAGAAAGAATGGTCGATTTCTATACACGAGCAGGAACGATTGCTAGTATTATGACATACTGAGAGGAGGGGATTACAACCCCTCTTTTTTAATGGGTTTTTACTTAAATAACATTAAAAACGTTTAAAAATCGATTAAAAATGTATTTTTAAATGTATATGAGTTGATTATATCGTTCGCAATAATGTGTATTAATGAGAATCAATAAGGGTTATAATTGAGAATAGAAGGTATATTTAAGGTCTCTACTTATGTCTGTTTAAGTATGCTGTGACCCTGTGTTTATGTCTCTTTAAATGTGCTCTGGTGTTGTGATCTTAGCGAGCACTCTAACACGAACGCGCCCAAAATGTCAAGACCCCGCCGATAAGAATTTCTGAGGATTGACAGTACAAAAATATCAGAAATGGTTATAAATAAACTCTGAAAGATTGACAATATCTCCCACGTAATTTACAATAGGACAGTAACACTTACGGAGCACAATCATGTCAGTAGTTTATCAGCAAGCGCAGAAGAATAAGTATCGCATCACGCTGGAACTTGACGTGATGGGTGATTTCGATCCGCATCAAATTGACTGGGAAGAGTTATTCGACTTGCAGGGTTCGGAACACTGTGATGCATATGTAGAGGACTTAAGTAGACCTGACTCGTGGTGAGTTATTATCAGTCTTCTGCAGATCTGTACCCCTTATCTTATACCGTCTCTCCGTGAGTAATAGAAAGGGGGGTCGTTGAAAGTGTACCAGTTATGTAAGCACGTCGCTTCTCACATGACTACAACTTTCCAACGTAATGCTCTCGACGTTTCTTATAACGGTTGGGAAAATTACGAGACCTGGAATGTTGCTCTGTGGATCAACAATGACGAGGGTTTGTATCACCTTGCTATGGAGTGTGGTGACTATCAATCCTTCTGTGATTACATCGGTTCAAATGCAAAAACAGGTGACGGGGTTAAGTATAATGACCCCAAGGTAAATGTCATCCAGATCAATAGCGATGTGTTTGACCTCTAAGTAACACTCACTCCTGTCGCAAGAGTATAAACTAGGCACCACACAGTTCATTACACTTTTCTTCTTAACATGTCCAAGTCCGTGATGCTTTCTCTTCTGGGTCGTGCTAACAATGGCACTGAAATCCTGGAGATTCTTGATAGTCTCACCGAAGACAATCAGCAGTCTGATGATAATGGTCCTACGCTGAATCCTATCGATTTCTGATAGTAACTGTGCGGGGGGTTGACAACAGTCAGTCTCCCGTATTATAATAGCAGAGTATCAGTGAAACGACAGTGTTTTAGGGGCGGCGTTTATATCGTGCCGTGCCGCGTTGCCCCCGTATATAAAAAAGGCAAACTACCCTAACCTACAGAGGTGACAAAACGCGAGCATTATATCATTCTAAAAAAAATTTTTCCGGAAGTATGAGAAGATATCAATACCGTCGCAGAGGTCCATATTGGAATTTCTGGAAGGTAGTATTGGCAGGATGGATGATTCGTTATCCACGCCCATTTTTTATTGCTTTTGGATTTTTATTAGTAGTCATATATAATACGCTTACAAAATAAAACACAGAAAAAAATTACCGGATATATTTTTTGTCCCCATAGGGTTTTCCGCCCTAGGGGTATTTTTATTCGCATATATAGTAAGGAAAGAGAATAATCACATTATTCATAAGGTTCATGACTAACAATTCTTATCCGAAGATCTATAACATCTTTGCTGGCGATAAATGTATTGCTGCAGAGGTACCCGAGGAAGAGTTCGACGCCCTTTGGCAGACTGTTCGAGGTATGGTAGGATTAATGCAGACTTCATATTCTTTAGAAGATCTACGTTATGAAGAATGGATAGATAGACCTATGACTGAAATTGGAAATGATATTGCTGCTCATAGACTAAAGCAACGAGTTGAAAAACAAAAGGAACTAGAAAGAATAAGGGAAGAAGATTCCTAAGTATTGACTAACCTATTATTCTCTGTTAAAATTTGAACTGAAACCAACCAAAAGTTATGGCAAAAGGATTTACTGTAAAGACTGTCCCTCCAAAGAAATCAACACCAAAGACGGAATGGGACTACCCTGCAATTATGGAAAGAATGCGTGGTAAGACCATTGTGATGTGTCTGCCAGGTCGAGGCTGTTCTTACATCTTTATGAAGAACTTCCTGCAACTTTGTTTTGATCTTGTTCAAAACGGTTGTGCAATTCAGATCTCTCAAGACTATTCGTCTATGGTCAACTTTGCACGTTGTAAGGTTCTTGGTGCAAACGTTCTGCGTGGTCCTAAGCAAATTCCTTGGGATGGCAAAATGAACTATGATTACCAACTCTGGATTGATAGTGATATCGTCTTTGACACTGGTAAATTCTGGCAACTCTGTGATCTGGCATTCCCCGCACCAGACGAAGAGACAGGCGAAGTTGATGAGAAGGAGATTGTTTGTGGATGGTATCTCACAGAAGACGGTCATACTTCCTCTGTTGCTCACTGGCTTGATGAAGAAGAATTCCGCAAGAATGGCGGTGTTATGAATCATGAAACCATTGAGACCCTTAGCAAGCGTCAGAAACCCTTCACATGCGACTATACTGGATTTGGATGGGTACTGATCAAGAAGGGCGTCTTTGAGAACCTGGAGTATCCTTGGTTCGCTCCTAAGATGCAAGTCTTTGAATCTGGTGCAGTCCAAGACATGTGTGGTGAGGACGTATCATTCTGTCTCGATGCTATCGAAGCAGGCTTTAAGATCTGGTGTGACCCCCGCGTTCGTGTCGGTCACGAAAAAACTCGTATTATTTGATCTACAAAATTTCTCGGAGATAAATTATGGCAATTATGAAAGGTGGGAATTATACCCCCGGTAAGCCGAAAAAAACTCGTCAAGGCAACTCGAAAAATACGCTTCTCTCGGCATCTGCAAGAAACGGAAAGAAGAAAAGGTATAGAGGACAAGGTAGAGGATAATAAGAGAGGGTGATTCATTCACCCTCTTTTTTTATGAATAAATAACCTTATTAAAGTGCGTTTCTATACTCATGCCTCTGGAAAGAGTCAGTCAAGGATTTAAAGATATATCAATGACATTCGGAATGAATCCATTGACGGATGATCTTGTAGCACTTAAAAATGTCAATGCGATCAATCGTGCTATAAGAAATATTGTTCTTACCATACCAGGCGAAGTTCCCTTTAATCCTACATTTGGTTCTCATATTGGAGCATCTTTATTTGAAAATATGGATGAATTCTCTGCAAGAGAAATTAAAAATGAAATTATGATGTCGATTAAAAACTTTGAACCAAGAGTTAGACTTAATAATGTAAAAGTAACACCTAACTATGATGCTTATATTTTCGACGTTAGGATTGAATATGACATAATTGGTAGTCCCATGCCAACACAAGTATTAGAATTTGCTCTCGTATCAGCAAGATAAATGACACTTCAAAACTTTACTTCACTAGACTTTGATCAAATAAAAGCGCTTCTGATTGAGTACATACGATCAGATCCAAATTTTACTGATTATGATTTTGAAGGATCTAACCTAAGTTCGATCATTAATTTGATGGCATATAACACATATGTCTCATCTTATAATGCGAACATGCTTGCGAATGAGGTATTTCTTGAGTCTGCTACACTCAGAGAAAACGTAGTTGCACTTGCAAGATCAATTGGATATACTCCAAGATCAAGAAGAGCAGCAAGAGCAACTGTAAGTTTTTTCGTTGATTGTACTGGTATTACTCCTGTTCCAACATCTCTAACACTGCAAAGAGGAATTGTTGCTGCATCCACAGGAAACTTTGCCAATCAAAGTTTTGTATTCTCAAGACCAGAAGATACAACAGTCGCAGTTGTAAATGGAATTGCATCTTTCGATGAACTAGAAATATGCGAGGGAAATAGAATTAGACAGGAATATACAGTAAATTCAACAAATCCAAATCAACGTTTTATTATTGATAATGTTGGGGTTGATACAGATACTTTAGTTGTAAGGGTTAAAGATTCGACAGCATCTACCACATGGGTATATTATCATCGCAAAGATGATCTTTTTGGATTGAATAGTGAGTCTAAAATCTTCTTCTTACAAGAGATTGAAGATGAAAGATATGAAATTACCTTTGGTGATGGCATTTTTGGTAAGAAATTGCAGGAAGGTAACATCATTGAGGCAGTTTATATTACATCTAACGGCGATAGTGCCAATGGAGTTAGTAATTTTGCCTTCAGTGGACGCCTTGTATACACCAGAAACGGTATAGAGTACGTAGTTTCTTCTGGAATTTCGATTTTAGGCACTGATCTTGGAGCTGCTGGCGGAGATTCTATCGAATCAATCGAGTCAATTCGTAAATTTGCACCAAAAATCTACTCATCACAGAACAGAGCACTCACAGCATCCGACTATGAAGTGCTAATTCCATCAAAAGTTTACCCAGAAACCGAATCTATCTCTGTTTTTGGTGGAGAAGACCTAGTTCCACCTCAATATGGAAAGGTTTTTATCAGCATTAAACCCAAATTTGGCGATTTTCTTCCAAATTTGATCAAACAAGACATTGTTAGGGAGTTGAAAAAGTACTCTGTAGCGGGAATTGTCCCAGAAATCCTTGATTTGAAGTATCTTTACCTTGAAACTGAGTCTCAAGTGTATTATAACACAAATCAAGCGGCAAATGCAGCGGAACTTTCATCAATTATTCGCGGAAACGTTGAAAAATATGCAGATTCTACTGAATTAAACAGATATGGAGCAAGATTTAAGTATAGTAAGTTCCAAAAAATCATTGATGACAGTAATCAAGCAATAACATCGAATATTACGAAGATTAGAATGAGAAGAGATCTTCGTGTGCTGTTAAATACTTTTGCAGAATATCAAATTGGTTTCGGCAATCAATTTTATATTGGCAATTTGACTGGATATAATATTAAATCAACCGCGTTTAGAGTTCAAGGAATCACTGGTGATGTATATCTTTCCGATATTCCAGATTCGGATAGACTAAATGGTTCTATTTTCTTATTCAATGTTCCTTCTCCAAATTCTAACGCTGTTACCATCAGAAAAAGAAATGTCGGAAGAATTGACTACGTAAATGGTATTATTACCTTAAGTGCGATAAACATCCAATCTGGAAAAGAAAAGGATGGTCAACAAATTATAGAAATTTCCGCAATTCCACAATCCAATGATGTTGTTGGTTTTCAAGATCTTTATTTGCAATTAGATGTTTCTAAGAGCACTATTGAAATGGTATCAGACAATATTGCATCGGGTCTTGATGTTTCAGGATCTAACTATATCGTATCCTCTAGTTACACCACTGGGAATTTAGTAAGAGTATAAAGAATGACAAGCAGCAGAATCAAATTCAATCAAATCGTAGCCGATCAATTCCCTACGTATATCAGAGAAGAATTTCCAGCAGTACAAGAATTCTTTACCAAGTATTACTTGTCACAGGAATATCCTGGTGGAGCGCTGGATCTGTTAAACAACATTGACAAATATAATAGTATCGAAGAAGTTTCTGATCGATATGTTAATGATGCAGAACTAACTTTGCCTATAGGACTTTTTGATACTGAGATTAATGTTGCATCTACACAGGGATTTCCTGATAACTATGGTTTAATTAAAGTTGATAATGAATTAATTCTTTATACAGAGAAAAGTAACATTCAATTTAAAGGATGTGTTAGGGGATTCTTAGGGATTACCTCTTACGAAGACCCTTTAAATCCAGAGAATTTTATTTTTTCAACATCTAATCAAGAAAAGCATGATCTTCAATATAGTCCAGAAGGTGTTGGACTAAAAAGAGTAACAAATTTAAGTGCTCTTTTCTTAAAAGAATTTTTCAAAAAAGTAAAATATAGACTTGCTCCTGGGTTTGAGAATAGAGAATTATTTTCTGGAACAGACGAAGAAACTAATAAAGAGATTGCAATAAAACAGTCTCGATTTATTAAACAAATAAAAGATTTTTACAAAACAAGAGGAACAGACGAATCCTTTAAAATTTTGTTTAAAGCTCTTTATGGAGAAAAAGCTGAGATAGTCAGACCAAAAGAGTTTTTATTCAGACCATCTGATTCTCAATTTCAAGTTACTAAAGATTTTATTGTAACTCCAATTAGCGGAAATCCTGCAGAATTGGAGAGAAATACACTTCAGCAAGATGAGTATAAGGATATAACTAGAGCATATGCTCCTGTTGCTAAAGTAGAAAAAGTTACAACAGGTTTTACAACTTCAAACTACTGGAGAGTTAGTATTGATGCGAATTATGATAGAGATATCATAATAAATGGATCCATCTATGGTAATTTTAAAGCACATGCCAAAACAAAAGTAATAGGAAATATTTCAGCAGGATCTAGTTATATTGATGTCGATTCAACACTGGGATTTCCTCAAGATGGAGAATTGTATGTTGCTTATTCTGATGGAACTGTTGGTGTAGTAACATACAAAAATAAATCATTAACTCAATTTTTTGATTGTACTAATATAACAAATACCATTAAAGATACTGAAAATATTTTTATTAATACTTATGCATATGGATATTCAAATGTAGATCAATCCCTTATCAAAGTAAGAATCACTCCAGTATTAGAAAATCCATCGGAAAATACAAATAACCATTATTATGAAAATGGAGAACTGATTGATATTAAGTCATTAGGAGAAGATGCTTCAACGAACGATATTTGGACAATTAATTCCAGTCCAACATATCAGGTAAAAAGTGTTTCTTTAGTAGATTCTCAACAAAAGTTATATTCTATTTCCACTTTTGATACAATTCTGTTAAAAATAGGAAATACTATCTCGATTGAAGATACCACAGGAACAAAAACAGAAGCAGTAGTATTTGATATTACATCTGCCAATGCTTTAAGTGTGAGATCAGATACTCTATTGGATGTAAACAAAAAATATACTTTTACTAAAAAGTTGTCAAAAGTTAATGCAACTTATTTTACAAATATATCCCACTTAAATTCAAATGTAGAAAATGTTTATATTGATGGAAATAAAACTCTTATAGCGTCTCCATCTATACCATCATATAGAAATCAACCACTTGACGTAACTTCCAAAAAAATTATATTTTCTGGAACATTTCCTCCTGTAGGTGTTGGATCTACCAACACCTACAATATTTCTCCACTTAAAGATCATGGTTTTTATACTGGCGATGCAGTATATTATTCTTTCCCAGTAAAAGAAACCTTAGATACTTTCTCTGGAGTTACTCAAACTACATATCCAGAAGGAAATTTGGGAAGTAACTTCGAAGAGGGATTATACTTTATTAAAAGAATAGATGAAAATAATGTTCAATTTGCAAAAGGAAGATCTGATCTTTTCTATGGAAATTTTGTAAGTACACCATCTCCAGTAACTATCACTGGACAAGTACTTGAAGTTTATAATTTGAAAGGAAAAACTTTAGGAACGCAAAAACTCCTTAGAGAAATTTCCAAACCAGAAAAAGATGGCAAAAAATATGAGACCACTCCAGGAACTAAGACAGGCATATTTGTTAATGGAGTAGAACTTCAAAACTACAAATCAACTGATACTGTATATTATGGGTCTATCCAAAAAATTGACGTATCTGCTCCTGGAGAGGATTATGATATTATTAATCCGCCAATTTTGCACATTAGTGATTCTGTAGGGACAGGGGCTACTGGTTATGTTTCTGTTTCGGGTTCTTTAAAAGAACTTAGAATAATTTCACCAGGATTTAATTATATTGAAACTCCAGTCATCAAAGTAACTGGTGGAAATGGAACAGGAGCAAAAGCGGCTGTTAAATTAAATCAAGTTACTCATTATATAAATTTCAATTCAACTGTTCTTGGACAAAAAGTAGGCATAGGAACAACTGTATCTACAATTGGTTTTACTACATATCATAAGTTTACAAATGCAGAAAAAGTTCTATACAAAAATAATGGAGGGCAGGTAATTTCTGGTCTTTCTACCAATTCTGTCTATTATGTAAACGTTGTCGATCCTTATACCGTAAAACTACACCAAACAGAAAATCAAGCAGTACTTGGAGTCGGAACTGTTGTTTTACTTGACTATGGAACAGGAAATCATACACTCGAATCAGTATCCAAGAAAAATGTAATTTCAAAAATAAACATAATTTCTGAAGGTCAAGGATATACTAATAGAAAACTAACAACTGGAATTGTAGGAATTAATACCGCGAGTAATACTATTACTATTCCAAATCATAATTTTTCCACGGGAGAAAGAATTGTTTATGATGTGGATGGTACTTCTGTAGTTGGATTGATTCCAAAAACAAGTTATTATATTGATAAGAAAGATAATGATTCTTTCAGATTATATCAATCTGGAATTGGATCTGATGGACAAGTTTATAATACAAAATTGTATGCAGATTTAAGAAATGTTGGATTAGGAACTCATATTTTCAATTATCCGGAAATAGAAGTTACTATTGAAGGAAAGATTGGCATTTCTTCGTTATCAACAGAAGATTTTAAGGCAAGAGTTCAACCAATTTTTAGAGGTTCCGTCGAATCTGTTCATTTATCGAATGATGGAGTTGGATATGGATCTTCTGAAATTTTAAACTTTAATAGAGAACCTTTAATAAATCTTCAAACTGGAGAAGAAGCACAATTAACTCCAATTGTCAATAATGGACAAGTTGTAGAAGTTTTAGTAAATTCTAAAGGATCTGGATATAATTCATCTCCAACTCTACAAGTTGTTGGTTCTGGTGTTGGAGCAGTAATAACTCCAGTAGTAGTAAACGGACAAATAGAATCAGTAAACGTCATTCATGGTGGAGTATCCTACAATAGACAAGATACATCCATTAATGTAATTTCATCAGGAAAAGGTGCTAAGTTTTCTGCCACAATAAAAACTTGGACTGTTAATAATGTTATTGCTAACTATGAGCAGTTTACTGGAGATGATGGATTTATTACAAATGGAACGAATCTACAATATGGTCTTCAGTATACGCATTTATATTCACCAAGATCCCTAAGACAATCCTTATTTGGCATAGACTCAAAAGGAAATAAAGTATATGGATCTGTAGATCTAAAAATCAATAATGGTTTTGAAATTGATTCATTGTATCACTCTCCAATTATAGGGTATGCATACGACGGAAATCCAATTTACGGACCATATGCATATTCTACTCTGACAGGGGGAGTAATAAAACAAGTTAAGAGTGGTTATAGATTGAGTCTTGCAAATGATCGCCCTCCATTCCCAGAAGGATTTTTTGTGGAGGATTACACCTTCTATCCAAGTTCAGATCCACTTGTATTAGATGAAAATAATGGAAGATTTTGTGTCACTCCAGAATATCCAAATGGCACATATGCATATTTTTCATCTATAAGTGAAAAACCAGATTCTACTGGAATTTATAAAGGATATAAGTCACCAGTATTTCCTTATGTTGTAGGAAATTGCTATAATAATATTCCAAACAATTATAACTTTAAATCATTATCTAATCAAGATGATGTTGATTTAAATCAAACTAATTACATCAGAGTTACAAATACTCATAAGATAAAAGGAAAGCAAAGTTCATACAATTACATAGATATTCCAAATAGTTTAAATCAAAAGACAGAGATTAAATCTACATCTAAAGGTTCGATTGATGGAGTAGGAATTGTTACAGGTGGACAGAATTATAAAGTAGGTGATAGACCAATTATCAACTTCGAAGGAAGTGGAGGTTATGGAACTTTACTTGAAGTTGACAAAATTTCAGGAAAAGAAATTACATCTATTAGTGTTGCCACTAGTTCAATCTCTAATGTTGAATTTTTGCCAATATCAAATGGGGGATCTTTCTTGGCGATTGCTCCAAATCCTCATTATTGGGCAAATACCAATAAGGTAGTCGTATCTGGTCTAAGCACTACAAACACCCTCCTTGCAGGGGCATATAGAGCAGGTATATCAACAGATAGATATGTCCTCACTGTTGGAGTTGGTACTGCTGGTGTTACTGGAATAGTAACGTACTTAAATATTTTTGGTGATTTATCTTATCCATCTTTAAAGGAAAATGATATCCTTTCGATTGGAACTGAAGATGTAAAAGTTTTATCTGTAGATCACGAAACATCAAGAATAAGAGTTCTTAGAGGTCAAAATGGCACTGTTTCTACAGCGCATACAAATACAACAACAATAAGACAAAATCACAGAAAATTTAAGATTAATGTAGGATATAAAACGACATTCAATTATACAATAAACAAAGAGTTTTACTTCAATCCGATTGATTCTCTTGCCCTAACCGTTGGAATTGGAACAACCATAGTTTTTTCAAATCCAGGAGCAGGAAAGACAAATATATTTGTCCCACAAAAATCAATTTATCTTCCAGATCACGGTCTCAAAACTGGAGATCAAATTCTATACAGAACTTATGGAGGAGATCCAATCGAAGTTTCTGTCGGTGGCATTAGTGCTGATTATTCAGTATCAGATCAGGAAATTTTTTACGTTGCAAAAATTTCTAATGATTTGATCGGTATTGCAACAGTTAAAGTTGGTCTCGGATCCACAGGTTCCTTTGTGGGTGCTGGAGATAGTATTAGAGAATCATCTACATTATATTTTACTGGTATTGGAACTGGTGTATATCATAGCTTTAAAACACAATATCCAAATGTTGTTACTGGATCAGCAGAAAAGAATGAGGTAACAGTATCTCTTGCGAATACTCACGGACTTTTTAATAATGAAACAGTATTTGTCGATGTAAACGTTGGAGGATCTAAAACTGTTACTGTAAAATATAATGACAAAGCAAGAAGAATCTTGATTGATCCAAAATCATTCACTTCTGTTGGCGTAAACACCTCAAAATCAGAGATTACAATTACCAATCATGGATTCAGATCTGGCGATAAGGTCGTTCATACTACTACCTCGAATGGTTATGGTCCTATTGATGGCGAATTATATTATGTTATTGTTGTCGATAATAATACCATCAAACTATCACAGAAAAAATCTGATGCATTAAGTTCCATTCCTTCTTATATTGGAATTACTAGCGCGTATTCTGGAGAAATTGGATTAGTAAATCCACCTATTCAAGTTTATGAAGATTCCACTCTTGTTTTTGATGTTTCAGATTCTTCCTTGAGATTCTTGCAGCAATCCACAGAATATTCTGCATTTGAAATGCTATTCCATTCTGATTTATCATTCAATAGTGTTTTTGAATCTTCCAGAACTTCAAATCAATTTGAGGTTTCTAGAATTGGCGAAATAGGAATATCTTCAAACGCAAAAGTGCAGTTGAAGATAAACAAAAATATTCCAAAAGTTTTGTATTATAATTTTTCTCCAATAAACACAAACATTATTCCAGAAGAAAAATCGACAATTATTAGAGATGATGGAGTAACTGGATATAATGAAATTGTTAGAAATAAGAGTTTATATTCCGGAAAGCATAATGTAACTGTTTCATCCGGAACAACTTTCAAATATACACTCGACAAGCAACCAGAGTCTACTTCATATGAAAGATCTTCTTCCATATTGCATTATTCGACAAATTCTAAGAACGCATATGGACCTATAGAATCAATTTCTATTAAAAATGGAGGAAATAACTTTAGAAGACTTCCAGGTTTGTCTACATCCTTTATTTCTGATTTAGGTAGCAATGCAATATTATCACTGTCGGGATCTAATATAGGAAAAATTGTATCTAAAAAGATAATTGATATTGGATATGACTTGCCATCCGATAAAACTTTAAAACCAAAAGCAAAATTACCACAAGTTTGCACTATAGAATCTCTTTCTTCAATAGAAAGTATTTCTATAACTTCTTTTGGAAGAGGATACACTGTTGCTCCGCAATTAGTCCTTATAGATGGAAGAAGAAAAGAAGTACTTCCAGAAGTCGATTTGAAATTCAAACTGGGAGACGTGAAGGTTGAGATTCTCAAAAATACATATGCACTGTCCAGAACCACTCCTATTATAATACCAATCTATAATTCCAATGGTGTTGGAATTTCTAGCTTATCATTCAATTCTTCAGATCAAACAGTTACAGCAACTTTATCAGTTGGATTTAGTACAGCAGAGTCCTTCCCGTTCAATGTTGGAGATGAAATTTTTGTAGAAAATGCAAGTGTAACTGGAGCAACTGGAAACATTAAGGGATTTAATTCTAACGAATATAATTACAATTTCTTCGAAGTCACACAGGTATCGAAAAATATTGGTGGAATTGGAATTGTTACTTATAGTATGTCTAACGTTTTGGATGATAATGGCGATGTAGCTAATTTTGATGCTACTAATTCTGCAGTAAGGATTATTCCTCGCAAATACATGCCTACATTTGATGTCAAAGTCAGCTCAAATTCATTTGCTATTGGAGAAACTGCTAAATTTGGAAATAATAATGAATGCATTATTGAAGGATATAATTCAAATGCAAATATCTTAAAGGTAAGAGCACAAGAACAAATATCTGTTGGCGATATTATTGAAGGAAAATCTACACAAACAAAAGCAACTGTTAATGAAGTTGAAAGTTATGATGGATTCTATTCCATTGAAAGTTCTTCCTTAAGAAAAGGAGGATGGGAAAATAATGCTGGATTCTTGGGAGATAATTCTACTAGACTCCAAGATAATGATTATTATCAAAACTTCTCATACTCGATCAAATCAAGAGTTCCATTAGAAACTTGGGACGATGCTGTTAGTTCATTAAATCACACCACCGGATTTAAGAAGTTCTCTGACTTGCAAATTGAATCTAAACTCGATTATGTTTCCAATCGTGATCTTGTTGTCGATCTTCCTGCGCCAAACGACATTCCTGGAATTCAAGTTATTGTCGATTTAATTGGAATGGGAGATCTTAATTGTGTTTATGATTTCGACTTAGTAAAAGAAAATTCATTCACAGTTGATGGAAAAATAGTATCCGATGAAATAATTTTCCAAAATGCAATTCTTACTGATTACTCAGAATCTATTGGAAATAGAGTATTGATTATTGATGATATTTCGTATCTGTTTAATAGCAACCCAAGACCAACAAGATTTAGTCCAGTTGCTAGATTTGACCTTGCAGATAGTAGAGTTAGAAAATTTATCACATATGCAAAAGACATTAGATACACTGGAGAAAGACAAGTACTCTTAGTAACTCTTCTTTATGATAATGATAATCTTTCATACATGAATCAATTTGGAAGAGTTGAATCTGTTTCCGATCTCGGATCTTTTGACTTCGCTATCTCTGGAACTGAGGGTGTTCTTAATTTCTATCCAGTAAAATATTCCTTAAATGATTATGCAGTTTCAGCTTTAACCATTGGAATTAATGATTCCTACGTTTCTGGTCTTGGAACAACTACCATTGGAGATAGTGTAAGAATCGTAGGAGCTTCAAAATCGGATGTAGTTTCTTCTATTGTTGAAATTCCAAGCTATTATAGTTCGGTTAAAGGAATTGTAGAGATAACAGGACATAATGGAGAATATGAGTACAACGAATTCAATTTGGTCCATAACGGAACTGAAATTGAATTTATTGATTATGGTCAGTTATCAAATCACAGTTATGATATATTCTCTGGATCTGGACTGGGAACTTTCTGGCCTTACATTAGTGGATCTACATTAAAAGTAGATTTTACCACTAACTTGGGACTATCTACAACTGGTTTTGGTGCTACCGTTAACGCTTGGTTTGTTGCTCTTGCTGACACAAATTATAGTGGAATTGGATCGACAGCACTCAGATATGGAGAACTTAAATCCTCCTATGTAGCTATATCATCATCATCAACTCCGACAACTCATATAGTATCGGATTATGTTGATCTTTATGATGGAGGTTATTTCTTAGTACAGGCATCAGACCCAGATAGCGGAGATCATCAATTCTCCGAAGTTGTCGCTGTTGATGACGATAGCGATGGTTTCATTACCGAATTTGCTATTCTTGAGACAAATCAAAATCTTGGAGTTGTAGGAATTTCTAAGACTGATGATATAACCAAGATAACATTTGAACCAGTAGCAGATAGAAATATCCAGGTCAAAGTTTTCTCCCATCTAATCCGTCCTACAAATGATACAGGAACAAATATAACATTAGATTTCAATAATTCTATCGTTGACAGTTATCAAGGTTTATATGAAGGCACCTTATCAAACATCAAGAGAGCTTTCCCACTTAACCATGACAATAATCCAATTTTTAGAAGAGAAGTAGACTGCTCATCTTCTACAAATGTCAATGTTTCAAACAATACTATTCAAATTCCAAACCATTATTTCGTAAGTGGAGAGGAAGTTCAGTATAGAGTTGCAGGAACAGGTTCATCTAATGCTATTGGAATTGCATCTACAAGTTTTGTTGGTGTAGGAATAACAACAAAACTTCCAGGATCAGTTTATATAATCAAACTTAATGAGTCAGAAGTTCAATTAGCAAGAACAGCTGCGGAAGCACTTGCTTATGTTCCTGTACCAATTAACATAACATCAGTAGGAATTGGAACATCACATAGTTTCACTTCTAAAAAGCAAAATTCAAAGGTCGTTGTTGCCATCGACAATGTTATTCAATCTCCAATTGTTTCTACAGCAATTACAGCAAGTTTAGCAAAAGCAACAACTACTACTGAAAATGTACTTGAATTTTCTGGAATTACGTCGTTCTTTGGAACAGATTTGATTCAAATTGATGATGAAATTATGAGAATTCAATCTATTGGTGTAGGAGCAACGAATAGTGTAAGGGTCAGAAGAGCATGGATGGGAACTGGTCTGGCTGGACACGGAACAGACGCTAAGATTACAAAAATTAATGGAAACTATAATATTATTGACAGTACAATTAACTTTGTAGATCCTCCATATGGACAAACTCCACTTTCCACATCCACAAACAAACCATCGGAAAGAGATTGGATCGGTATAACAACTGGATCTAAATTCCAAGGAAGATCTTTCATGAGATCTGGTACTCAAGGTTCAGATGAAGAAACATACACAAGAAATTACATCTTTGATGATATTTCTGAAAACTTTGACGGACAAACTAAGGTATTCACTCTCACTTCATCGGGATCAAGTGTAACTCAAATAGCAGACAAAAATGCTATTATCACAATTAACGATATTTTCCAAGGTCCAGGTCTTACAAGAGATTATACTTTAATTTCTGATGAAACTGTCGGAATAACATCAATCCAGTTTACTGGAACAGCAAGTTCCGTGGGTTATGATGTTAATAATGCATCTATTCCTGTTGGTGGTGTTATCGTTTCTGTTGGTTCTACATTTGGATTTGGATTGCAAGATTTAGTTTCTGCTGGTGGAACCGCTGTTGTTTCTGCAGCTGGAACAATCGCATCAATTAGCATTGGAAATAGCGGATCTGGATATAGATCAGGAATTCAAACTGTTGTCAATGTTGGAGTTTATACATCTTCAACCTCAACTTACAGTATAACCAACATCGGAACAGCAGCAATTAGTAATGGACACATTGTTAGTGTTGCTATTACAAACCCAGGTGCAGGATATACTAACACTAGTGCTCCTTACGTAGTATTTGATGCTCCACTTTCTTATTCCAATATACCTCTTGTCTATAGTTCACAATCAACACCAGGTTTCGGGACAGAAGCAAAAATTAATATTGTTGTTGGATCTGCTTCCAGTGTCGTTGATTTTGAAATTATTAATCTTGGATATGGTTATGGAAACGGAGAAATCCTTACAGTTGAAACTGGAGGACCCACAGGAATTCCAACTGATCCAACTAAACCATATAGCGAATTCCAAATATCAATTCAACAAATTTTCAATGATAGATTTGCTGGATGGTCAATTGGACAACTTCAGATAATTGATGACGTATCATCGCAATTTAATGGCACTGATTCAATTTTCCCAATTAGAGTTGCGGGTGATTTGATTTCTATTAGATCTTCTAGAGGATCAAACATCGACGTTCAAGCAACATTATTGGTATTTGTTAATGATGTTCTTCAAGTTCCAGGAGAAGGTTATTTGTTCCCAGGTGGAAGTTTGATTGAATTTACAGAACCTCCAAAATCTGGAGACACTTGCAAGATCCTTTTCTATAAAGGAAGTGGTGATATTGATGTTGTCGATAGAGATATTGTTGAGACTGTAAAGGTTGGAGATGAACTGACTATTAATTATAATCCAGATTTAGGACAAACAACAATTTTCCAAGAAGAAGCAAGAACAGTAACAGAAATCAAGTCAATTGATTTTGTTGGCACTAATCCTTACTTTGGACCAGGAAATAGTGATAATGAACAAATGATTAGACCAGTTACTTGGTGCAAGCAAACTGAAGACAAGATTATTGATGAAAAAGAAGTTGGAAAGGACAGAGATCATTACGAAGCGAATATATTCCCAACTGCTTATGTCACACAAACAGTAGGAACTGGTGTAACGATTATCTATGTCGATACATTAAGAACCTTGTTTAATGCTGCAAATGAAAACAATGCATCTTTACTCTTCCAGAATAAGATTAACATCTTATCACAGGATTCATTCACTTCCGCTGCTGCTACAGCAACAGTTTCTTCTGCGGGAACTATAACTTCATTTACAATCAGCGATGGTGGATCTGGATTTGCATCCATTCCTTCTGTAACTCTTTCCAATCCAATTGGAATTGGATCAACGGCGTCTGCTACAGCAAGTATTCTCAATGGGTCTGTTGTTGCTATTGCAGTTTCCAATCCTGGATCTGGATATGCATCGACAAATCCTCCAAAAGTCCTTATTCAAGATGAACCATCTGTATTAGAAACTGATAATGTTCAGAGTTATAGTGGAGATTATGGAACAATTGTAGGATTTGGTGTTACTACTAGTGGTTTGACCACAAAAGTAATATTTGATCTTTTCATTCCTACAGATTCAGATCTAAGAGGAACCCACTATGTTTCTTCCGCAAGCACTATTAGCGGAATTAGCACTGGTGACTATTTTGTAGTCAGAGATTCCAATATTGGTTTTGCAGTAACTAATTTTGAAACTAGAAGAACCAACAGCACCACAATCGGTATTTGCAAATCTCATTTTGATGGCGTATATCAAGTAAATGACTTCCACGTAACATTTAGACCTGTTACTGGAATTGGCACCGTATCTGTAGTAAGAGTATTTGCTAATGTTGCTGGACTTGGTTCCCAAAGTCTTTCAAATATTACTGGAATTGGATCTGTTGGATTGGGAGTTACTTCCCTTGGTGGAAATATTGAGTATTCTCAAGTTGCAATTAGTAGTGTAACTTTCGATAGTAGCACAATTACTTTCGATAGCACATTATATTCCTTTGATAATCAAGGAAATATAACTGGTATTGCTTTCAGCGGCAATGTTTTGGATTCTGCATTCTTCGGAAGATATAGTTGGGGTAAAATTGTTGTTGAAGGAAGAACTTCTTCGAACGAATTTAATTTCTATGGAGATAATGGTGTCACTGGAATCAGTACTTCTGCTCTGATTACAAGAGAAAGATACTTAAAATATAGGAACTACATTAATTAAACCTAAATACTTTTAAAATCTTTTGCGATAATGGCAGTACAAGGAATAGGCACAGGATCTAGTCCAAATGATGGAAACGGTGATAGTCTACTAGCAGGTGCTCTAAAAATAAATTCTAATTTTGATGAATTATATACTCTCCTTGGAGATGGGACCACATTAACTTCCAATGTGGTCAATGAACTTGTTGCAGGAAGCAATGTTTCTCTTTCTGCTACAACAGGAAAAATTACCATCACTGCAACTGGAACCTCAAGTGCATTAGATTCTGTTTGGAGAACTACAGATGTAGGAATTAACACAGTTTCTAACGTTGGAATTGGAAGCACTGGTCCTGAGTCAGCATTAACCGTTTCTGGAGACGCTAAAGTTTCTGGTGTTGTCACTGCAACTTCTTTTGTTGGAAATTTAACTGGTGATGTAACTGGTGGTGCTACACAAGTATTCATTAGTACAACCACTTCCAACTCAATAACTAATACTTCATGGTTAGTTCCTTTTGTTGATGGATCTGGTGGTTCAAATAAACCACTTTATATTACTGGCGCTGGATGGGGGTTAAGATGGTTCAATCCATCTAAAGCACTGTTCGTTACTAATTCCACTGATGCGGATCAATCTGCTGATCCTGGAGCAGGAAAGGTAATTATTAGACCCAATGATGTAACAATTGGGGCAAATGTCAAAATTGATGGAAGTTCCGGAATTATTACCGCAACTACATTGGAAGGTAATGCCACAGGTCTTACTGGAACTCCAGATTTGAATGTTGGAATTGTAACTGCTGTTAGTTTTGTTGGATCTGGTACTGCTCTAACTGGTGTTTCTGTTGGTAGCACCGATTATGTCACTGGTATAGCAATTACCATGGCAACAGGAAACTTCAGTGGAAATGTTTCTATTGGAGGAACCACTTCTATTGAAGGTGGTGTAACATTAGTAACTAATAATTCGACTGTTGCTGGCACTATTGGAACAACTGGAGAAATTAAACAAATTGGTGGAGTTCCATTTTATTATGATGGATCTGCCTGGAGAGAGTTTGTTCTTTCTACAGGTGTTAGCACTACTCAAACTGCGGATACCAGTTGGGACAATGTTATCTTAAGATCTACTTATGATACAGACTTTTATGATTCTAAATTCGAAGTTCATCCAATCCTAACTGGAGCTGGTGCTACTACTGTATCCAGTCCTGTTAAAATAGGAACAAAATCATTCAGAAATAATGGATCTACTGGTGCTGGTATATCTTATGCATATAGATCTGAATATGACTTCACTGGTCCATGGACCATAGAATTTTGGATTTACCACGATGCAACTCCTTCGGATTATCAAACTTTAGTATCACAGTGGTCAATGACCGATACGTCTAATAATTGGACATTTGGTATAATACCAGCTTCTACAAATATATACTGGTACTGGTCAAATGAAGCAAAATCAACTAACCAATACGTGGGATACGTACCGACAGCAACTTTCAACAGTACTTATTTAAACAAATGGGTACATTATGCACTTGTCAGAGAATCTGATAATGGTTCCATACACTTTTACATCAATGGTGTAGAATCATCTAGTACAATTACGGATCAAGTCATCGACAATGATATAACTAGCACCAACGGAGCTGGATTGTATATTGGAGGAATAGAGAGCGACATCATAAACACTTTTAGTTGGAATAATTCCGGTTCTATCGATGCTTCCTTTGATGATATTAGAATCTCGACCGTAGCAAGATATACTTCGGTAGGAGTTGCTACAACTGCCACATTTACTCCTTCTACTACTGCTCTTGAGACGACAGGAACACTTACTAATGCATATACTCCACCTGGAAACAAACGTGGAGTAATTACTCTTGGAGCAACTCCAAGTTGGAAAGGAACTCCAGGTTGCACAGTTTCCCAACAATCTAGTGGAAATTATCGTGTAAGTTTTGCAACTTCATACATTAGTAATCTTGATTATTCAGTTCTTTCACAGGCAACTGATCAAGGATATGCTTCATATGTCGGTATCGCCAGATCAACTGAACATGTAGATATTTCGGTCAATAGACAGAGCAATGATGCTGCTGTTGATACTGGTTATTTGACTGTTCAGATAACTAATCTATAATCCTCAATAAATAACTAAAAAATTTGCAAAATGGCTGCAATAATCACTGATCAGATAAGAATTTTAAATGCTAGTAATTTTGTTTCTGGTGTAACGACCGGAACAGATAGTTACTACACTTGGATTGGACTTCCCAATCCAAGTGACTATAAAAGTGACTGGGATGTAAGTCCTCCTTCACCGAAGGACAACTTTGACGAAGAGAATGCATATTGGGACAATATGATTGCTCTGAAAAAAATTAATGAATCTGATATCAGACAAGTAGTTACTAAAAGGGTTTGGTCTTCTGGAACCAAATATGAGATGTACCGTCATGACTATAGCAGAACCAATACTGCTAAAGTTTCTGGTGCATCGAATCTTTATTCGACACCCTTCTATGTTCTAAACAGTGATTATAGAGTTTATATTTGTCTTCAAAACGGAACAAGTCCAGAAAACCCATCAGGAAGACCTTCCCTCGATGAACCAAGATTTACAGATTTAGAACCAAGAGCAGCTGGAAATAGCGGAGATGGTTATATCTGGAAGTATCTTTATACAATTAAACCATCCGAAATTGTAAAATTTGATTCTACATCATATATGCCAGTTCCTCAAAACTGGAGTACAAATGCAGACGTATCTCCAGTAAGAGATAATTCTGTCGATGGATCAATTAAGATTGTAACAATTACCAACAGAGGTGTTGGTGTAGGAACGGCAAACCAAATCTACACCAGAGTTCCTATTAAAGGGGATGGTGCTGGTGGAGAATGCACATTGGTCATCAATAATGATCAGCAAGTTGAATCAATTACGGTTTCCAATCAAGGAAGCGGATATACTTATGGAAATATTGATTTAGATGCTGGTAATGTTCCAGTTTCTACAACAAAACCTTTGTTTGATGTTATAATTTCACCTCAAGGTGGACATGGTGCAGACATTTATAGAGAATTGGGAGCAAATAACGTTCTTCTTTATTCTAGAATTGAAAATGATAATGAAAATCCAGATTTTATCACTGGAAATCAAATCGCAAGATTGGGTCTTGTAAAAAATCCAAAAGTTTATAATTCTTCCCAAATTTTAACCACAGATAAAGCTAGTTCTGCTTATGCTATTAGACTTACTGGAATTGGATATAGCACGGCAACATTTACAGCAGATTCATATATTACTCAAACAATTGGAACGGGACAAACTGCTGCTGGAAGAGTGATTAGTTATGATCAAGTAACTGGTGTTCTTAAGTATTGGCAAGATAGAACCGTTGCTGGATTTAATACTGTAGGAACTGCACAAAGCAATCCTCAATATGGATATGATATGTTTAGATTCACTGCTTCTCCTTCAACCGGAGGATCTTTAAATATTAATGGTGGATCTACTACCCTGTCTATCAGTACAAACTTTGCGGGTATTTCGACCGTAATAAATAATAAAACCTACTACTTGGGTCAATCTTTTGTCTCTGGTGTGTCTAATCCAGAAGTTCAAAAATACTCTGGAGACATTTTGTACGTTGATAACCGACCTGCTATTACAAGGTCGTCTAGTCAAAAAGAAGATATCAAGATCATTTTGCAGTTCTAAAAAGTCATGCCACAAGAAATTAACCTTAACGTATCACCATACTTCGACGATTTTGATTCGGGAAAGGATTATTACAAGGTACTTTTTAAACCTGGTTATCCCGTTCAAGCGAGAGAACTGACCACACTTCAATCTATTCTTCAGAATCAGATTGAACAATTTGGACAATCTTTTTACAAAGAAGGCGCTAAAGTAATTCCGGGTCATTTTGGATACAATAAGTCTTATTATGCAATAAAAATTGACAATATTTCAAATGGCATTCCTGTAGATGCATATCTTACTGAACTCGTTGGACTTAAAATTACAGGTAGAAATTCTGGAGTAACAGCTGTTGTTTCTGGATTTTTGTATTCAAATGTTTCAGAAACTTCTAATGCGACCTTATATGTAAATTATCTAGGATCAAGTACAACTGATAACGCCTCACAATTTTTCAGTGATGGTGAAGATTTGTTTGCAAGCGATTCTATTATTACAGGATCACTCAGTAGTCCAGTAATTGAATCAGGAGAAACTTTTGCAACAACAATTTCTAATAATGCAAATGCAACTGGATCTTCGTTCTCCATATCAGAGGGAGTATACTTCATACGAGGAAGATTCGTATCTGTTAAGGATGAAACTCTAATTTTAGAACAGTATTCATCAAATCCTTCTTATAGAGTCGGTCTTTATGTAAATGAAGAAATCGTAAATGCTGATGAAGATGATACTTTAAATGACAATTCTCAAGGATTCAACAATTATTCTTCTCCTGGAGCAGATAGACTTAGAATTACTGTTTCTCTTTATAAAAAACCTTTAGATGATAAAGATGATGCTAATTTCGTAGAATTAGTCACTATCAAAGACGGCGTTTTAAGAAGTCAAGAAAAGACAGAACTCTCCAATAGAGTTGGGGATGAAATTTCAAGAAGAATTGCTCAAGGAACTGGAGATTATTATATTGATCCATTTTTAGTTTCTGCAAAAGAAACTTTAAATGATCTGAAAGGAAATGATGGTATTTTTAGAGAAGGACAACTTACTTCTAATGGTTCAATTCCATCACCAGATTTAGCGACATATCAAATTTCTCCAGGAGCAGCAGTAGTTAGAGGATATGATATAAAAACTATTGCTCCAACTTTTATAGATTTTCCAAAAACAAGAACAACAAAAACTTTAGAAAATCAATCAATAATTTATAATACCGGATCCACACTTGTTCTGAACAGAGTTTTTGGATCTCCTACTATTGGGGTAGGAAATACTTATGTTTTAAGTTTAAGAAATGAAAGAGTTGGACTTGGATCTACTACTCCTGGCGGAAAAGAAATCGGGGTAGCAAGAGTATATGATTTCAAGTTAGAATCTGGATCATATGATAGTGAAAATTCAAATTTAAATAGATGGAATATTTCTCTGTTTGACGTGCAAACAGTAACAGAAATTAATTTAAATGAACCAATCACTTTATCCGTTCCAACCTTTATAAAAGGCAATAAGAGTGGAGCAACAGCTTACTTAAACAGTTCTGTTGCTGCTGGAACAGCATTAACGGTATATCAGACATCTGGGGATTTTCTTGTAAATGAGACTTTCTCTTTTGATGGAATTTCGAATACTAGAGTAGCAACTTCAGTAACTTCATATGGAATGTCGGATGTTAAGTCCGTTTATGGAGTAGTTGGAGCAGCAAATTCTTTCACTGCGGATGTTTTACAGACACCTTCTTTATCCATCGGAATCGCAACTATCAGTGCTATCGATGTAGAAACAGGGTTTAGTTCAATTCGTTCTTCGAATGAATTTTTCCCAGGATCAATATCTATCAATAATCTTGTAAGATTTACTGATACATCTCTTCCAAATCCAGTTATCGCTAGAGTTGTTAGTGTAGGAACTACTCATGTAGTAATTGCAGGAGTTGCCACAGTAACAGGAATTACATCAAGCAAACTTCCAGATTCTACTCTTCAAGTAACTGATTTAACATATCTTACAACAAAATTAGGCGATTCTACAGACAATACTCTTTATACTAGACTCGCTAGAAAAAATATTTCAAATGTTTCTATAAACAATACTAATTTGACTGTACGAAAAACATACAGTAATTTGATTATTGATGCAACTAAAAAATTATCCACTACTGTAAGTGCTGGAACAGATCTTCAATTTTTACCTTTTGATGAAGAAAGATATACACTGTTTAGATCTGATGGAACATATGAAGTATTGACATCTGATAAATTCGAATTTAGTTCTGACGCAAAAGAACTGCAAATTTATAATTTAAGTGGTTCAAATACTGGAGCGACCTTAGTTGCTACTCTCACAAAAACTAAAGTAAAAGAAAAAGTAAAAAGAAAAAATAGAGTAGGAACGCTTTTGATTCCATACTCAAATAACTCTGCTTCTGGTGTAGGAACTACTTCCATCAATGATGGTCTTACATATGGCAATTATCCATATGGAACAAGAGTACAGGATAAAGAAATTTCGTTGAATGTTGGAGATGCTACGGATGTTTTGGGTGTTTTCGAGTCATTTGGAACTTCTGAACCTTTTGCTCCTCAAATGACTTTAGTCACCATTTCTGGACCAAGCAGCAAAACTTCTGATTTGGTTATTGGTGAAGAGTTTGTTGGTCAGTCCAGCGGAGCAGTTGGAATGGTAGCAGAAAGAATAGATGATAATACTATTTCTTTCATCAGTCTGAATGAAATTGGATTCGCTGAAGGAGAAACTGTAATTTTTGATGAAACCGAAATTCAATCGGTAATTTCTAGTTTAACAACATCTAGCATTAATATTTCGAATAACTATACATTCAAAAATGGTCAAACTGGCACTATTTTGGGTCATAGTTCCATCATTAGATCACAAAAATATGCTGCTCCAACAAGAAAGTTAAAAATTTACTATACTAATGGATTTTTTGAATCTTCTGATGATGGAGATTTCGTAACTGCAAATTCTTATAAAGAATTTAACTATACAAATGATATCCAGTTTATAGGAAACTCAAGAAATACTGATATTATTGACATTAGACCAAAAGTAACGAATTATAATGTATCTGAAGGTTCAAGATCTCCTCTTGAATTCCATGGAAGAACATTTGGATCTACAGGCAATAGTGCATCAAACGTTCTTGCGTCTGATGAAGCAATTACTTTGAATTATTCTTATTATGTTGGAAGAATTGATAGAATTTTCTTATCTAAAGATGGCAAATTCCAAGTAAAATATGGAATTCCTTCAGATAAACCAGAAAAACCAGTAAACGTAGATGATGCTATCGAGATTTGTCAAGCAACAATACCACCATATCTTTATGATGTGAAAAATGTATCTTTTAGCTTCTTACAGCATAAGAGATATACAATGAAAGATATTAAGAGACTTGAGGATAGAATCAGGAATCTTGAGTACTATACCACTCTTTCATTGCTAGAAACTGATACTAACAACTTGTTTATCGCTGACAATGAAGGTTTAAATAAATTTAAATCTGGTTTCTTTGTTGATAATTTCTCAACATTGCAACCACAAGATACAAGTAAAGAAGTTAAAAACGCAATTGATTATATTGCAAGAGAAGTAAGACCATCTCACTATACAACATCTATAGATCTTCAGCCATATCCAACAAAACTGTCGTCTGAAGATTTGAGATTTAAACAACCAACTGGAGTTAATATTAGAAGAGGAGAAGATGTTGTAACTCTTGATTATTCCGAAACAGAATGGTTGAAGCAACCATATGCAACCAAGTCCGAAAGCGTAACTCCTTTTATTCTTAATTTCTGGGAAGGAACAATCGCATTAACACCTTCATCTGACGTTTGGGTTGATCAAAAGAGAATTGATGCTAAAATTATTGAGGCTCAAGGAAATTATAATGAAACCCTTCAAAATGCTGTAGAAAATCTTGGCATTGATCCTCAAACCGGTCTTGCTCCAGTTGTTTGGAATTCTTGGGAAACTTTCTGGACAGGAAGAGAAGTTATTGGTGGAGAAAGAACTGTAACTAGATCTTTTGGTGGAGAATGGAGAGGAAACTTAGGGGGAGGTTGGAGCATTGCTGCTTATGGCACCAGAACCACTCAAGTTATTAGAGAACAAATTCAAGAAACTATTGATACTGGATATAAGACCAGAACTGGTACACAACAGCAATTTGTAGAGCAATGGGATAATACTTCTGTTGGTGATAGAGTTGTAAGTAAAGACTTGATCACAAGTATGAGATCAAGAAACATTACTGTTGACGGAAGAAGATTCAAACCTAAGACTAGAGTTTATGCTTTCTTTGATGGTGTTGATGTTACCAAGTTTGTTACACCAAAACTACTTGAAATCGACATGATTTCTGGTTCTTTCCAAGTCGGAGAAAAGGTAGTTGGAACTACTAGAGCAACTGGTCTTGGGGAAGAAAAAGATAAATCCAAACCATACATTAAGTTTAGATTAGCAACTCCAAATCATAGAGAAGGTGAATATAATGCTCCAACTGTGGTTTACCCCATCAATCCGTATACTGATGAGGCAATGCCAACTGTATATTCGTCAACATCAACTATTCTTAACGTAGATACTTATTCTTTGTCCAACCAGATAGATGGAGAATATTACGGATTTGGCGAAACTGGAATGATCCTAAAAGGAGAAACCAGTGGTGCTCAAGCAGTAATTTCAAACATGAGATTGGTGAGCGACATTGCTGCAAATGTACAAGGAAGTTTCTTTATTCCAGATGGTGATGTAATTGGATTCCCTAGATTTGAAACTGGATCAAAGACCTTTGAACTTAGCAGTGACAATTCAAACAATAGAGATCTTTCAAGTACTCATGGAGTCGAAACCTTCATATCTTCTGGAACATTAGAAACTGTTCAAGAAAATATTATTTCTGTTAGAAATGCAAGAATTGAAACTATAGAAACATCTCAAACCGAAGATGTAAGAAGAACCACAGGAACGGTTGTTGTTGATTCTCAAGTTATTTCGCAATCAAGCAGACAGGTTATTATTGGTTATTATGACCCTCTTGCACAAACCTTCTTTGTTGAAGATGAAACTGGAATATTCTTATCAAAAGTAGATCTTTACTTCAGAACTAAGGATGATGCAGATATTCCTGTTGGTGTTCAAATCAGAACCACTAAACTTGGAACACCAACACAAACTGTTCTTCCTTTCTCGGAAGTTTACTTAGATCCTGCAAATGTAAATGTTTCTAATGATGCATCTGTCCCAACAACATTTACATTCCCAGCTCCAGTCTATTTGGATGGTCAAACAGAATACGCTGTTGTAGTAAGATCAAATTCCGCAAAATATAGTGTATTCATCTCTAGAGTTGGCGAAAATGATCTTATTTCTCAAGAATTTGTTGCCCAACAACCTTATCTTGGATCTCTATTCAAATCACAAAACTCTTCTGTTTGGGAACCTTCTCAATGGGAAGATCTTAAGTTTACACTTTATAGAGCAGAATTTGTAGAGAATGGAACTCTTGAATTCTTCAATCCAACTCTTTCTGTTGGAAATGGTCAAGTCGCACCGCTCATTTCAAACCCAATTTCCTTAGAATCTAGAAGAATTAGACTCGGAATAACATCTGCACTCTTAGATTCTGATCTAACCCTCGGCAATACTATTATTCAGAAAAATTCCAATGCTTCTGGAAAATATGTCGGCGGATCTGGTATTTCTACAGGAACTCTGCAAGTAATAAATCCAGGTATAGGATATACTCCTTCTGCAGTTGATGGCGGTAGTTATACATTTACGGGAATTGCTTTAACATCTATCACTGGAAACGGAATTAATGCAACTGCAGATATTCAAGTATCTGGTGGAATTGTTCAAAGTGCTACTATCGTAAATGGAGGAAATGGATATGTTGTTGGTGATGTAGTTGGAGTATCTTCTCTTGGAAATTCTCCAGCAGGATCTAATTTAAGACTTTCTATTGTATCTATCGCAAGTACAACAGAACTTATACTTGAAAATGTACAGGGAGACTTTACAACTGGTACTGGATCAACTATCCAATATATTAATAATAGTCTTACCACTGTTGATATGAATAGTTCTAGTGGTGGTGGAGTGGAGGCAAATCTCGTTACTATCGAAAATACTGGTCTTTCATTCAAGGTAAATCATAAAAACCATGGCATGAATTTTGCAGGAAATAAGGTCATTATTTCTAATGTACAATCTGATGTAGCTCCTACAAAATTAACTTCCCCATATTCTATTGATTCAACTGACCCAATTTCTGTAGAATCGTCATCTAATTTTGGTTTATTTGAAAATGTTGGTGTCGGCACAACAAATATAGGTTATGTTGTTATTGGTGATGAAGTTATTTCGTATACTAGTACTAGTGCAAATCAAATCGGCGGTGGAATTGTTAGAGCTATTTCTGGAAACAGTAAAAATTATCCAGCAGGAACACCAGTTTATAAGTATGAATTAGGTGGAGTTTCGCTTAGAAGAATTAACAAACAACATGACGTATCCTCGTCTAACATTGAATTTGATTCTTACTATATTGATCTTGATATGTCTTCTAATGGCACAGATAGAACCGTTGGAACAAGTTATCCCAAATTGTACTTGGGAGAGCAAAAATCTGCTGGAGGAAAGACAGTAAAAGCAACACAAAATATTGCTTATGAAATAATTTCTCCAATGCTTCAGAATACAACTGTAAGGGGAACTTCTCTCAATGCTCAAATAAGAACAGTTACGGGACAAAGTATTGATGGATCAGAACAAACATTTGTCGATAAAGGATTTGAGAGTGTAACTATCAATCAAACAAATTATCTTGATAGTCAAAGACTTATTTGCTCAGAAGTTAATGAAAATGAATTTTTATCAACTTTACCGAACAGCAAATCTTTCAACATGAGAGTTTTACTTGGAACAACTGATTCTAGAATTAGTCCAGTTATAGATCTTCAGAGATCAAATATAATTCTAACATCTAATAGAGTTAATGCTCCTATTACCGATTACGCAAATGATCCAAGAGTAAACACTATTGATGAAGATCCTACTGCATTCCAATATCTTTCCAAAGAAAATAGACTCCAAACTCCAGCTTCTTCAATTAGAATCATTCTTGACGCGCATGTCAACGTTTTCAGTGATATTCGTGCTTTCTATGCAGTTGGAACAGAAGAAAACTTTGTACCTGTCTTTACTCCATTCCCAGGATGGAATAATATAAATGGCATTGGAAACGTTATTGATCCATCCTTAAATGATGGGAAACCATCTCAGTTTGTATCACAATCTTCATCATTAGGATTTACTCCTAATGAAATAGAATACAAAGAATATCAATTTGAAGTTAATAATTTGCCAGACTTTAGATTGTATAGAATAAAATTAGTATTAACCTCTACAAATCAAGCATATCCACCAAGATTTAAAAATCTAAGAGTGATTGCTCTTGCCTGATAGTTATGGATTATATTAAAGTTGAGGGTCACTCAAATTTAAAGAGAGACCCTCATACAAATTCCATCATCAATGATAATATGAAAGAATATAATGAATATATGAAAAGAAAAAACCTTAAATCTAAAGAGACTGATAAGATACAAAACATTGAGGATGATCTTGCTAGAATTAAGGATGATATGGATGAATTAAAAACCTTAATAAGGAGTCTTATCAATGGATCCAGACAAAATTGAACTCACAAATTTAAATAAATCTTTGACATATGTCAAATCTGCAAGAGAGATTGATAAAGTAGATGACATAGAAGTGTTGAGAAACATTGCTAAAACATATGTCAAATTATATCTTAAGCAACAAGAAGTTCTTGCTTTTATCGGTGTTCCTGGGTAAGAAAACATCGACCATAAATACTCAAAAAGTGTTGAATAAATGGCACAGCCTACGACTAGAGCAACTTTGATAGAATACTGCAAGAGAAAACTGGGTGCTCCAGTTTTGGAAATTAACGTTGCCGATGAGCAAATTGATGATCTTGTAGACGATGCTATACAGTTTTTCCAAGAAAGACATTTTGATGGCGTCTATCAAACGTATTATAAGTATAAAATAACTCAATCTGATATTGATAGAGGTAGAAGTAGAGGTGGATCTAATACTGCGGTAGGAATCGCAACCACCACTGCATCTACTACTATTGCTGGAGATAGTTCCGCAACTACATTTACTTTTGAGGAAAATAGCAACTATTTACAAGTTCCCCCCAATATAATTGGTGTAAATAAAATTTTTAAGTTCGATGGTAGCAATACTATCACCAATAACATGTTTAGTATTAAATATCAACTGTTCTTGAATGATATTTACTACTGGGGGAGCACAGAACTTCTTTCATACTCCATGGTAAAGTCATATCTAGAAGATATTGATTTTTTACTCAATACTGAAAAACAAGTAAGATTTAATAAGAGACAAGATAGATTATATTTAGATATTGATTGGGCATCAGCTACGACAAATGATTATATCGTCATTGATTCCTATAGCACATTAAACCCAAATGATTATTCTAGAGTTTGGAATGATTCATTCCTCAAACTTTATTTGACGGCTTTGATTAAAAAACAGTGGGGACAAAATTTAATCAAATTCCAAGGAGTTAAACTTCCTGGAGGAGTCGAATTAAATGGTAGACAAATATATGATGACGCACAAAAAGAATTGGATGTCATTATGGAAAAAATGTCCAATACCTATGAACTTCCTCCAATGGATATGATCGGATAGTCATATGTTAAATCCCTTTTTCCAGCAAGGTTCAAAAACAGAACAAAGTTTAGTACAAGATCTCATCAATGAACAGTTGAGAATGTATGGTGTTGAGGTTCATTATATGCCTCGACAATTTATTACTACAAAAACGGTAATTGAAGAGGTAATTGAATCTTCTTTTAAAGAAGCATATCCTTTAGAGGCATATGTAGAAAATTTTGAGGGATACAATGACAATACTGTCATTCTTTCCAAATTTGGAATACAGTCGCAACAGGAAATAACTTTAACTATTTCAAAAGAAAGATACGAAACTTATATTAGACCATTAGCACAACAAAACTCTTTAAATTTAGTCCCAGAAAGACCAAAAGAAGGAGATTTGGTTTATTTTCCACTTGGTGGAAGAATATTTGAAATAAAATATGTAGAGCACGAAAAACCATTTCATCAATTAAATTCTACATACGTTTATACTTTGAAATGTGAACTCTTCAGAATAGAAGATGAAGTTATTGATACTGGTATCGATGATGTAGATGATGAGCTTGTTGGAGGCACTAGTGTTGATGGATCAACTCCTCTTGGAGTTGGTGGTGCTATGTTGACTCTCAATATGGTTGGAGTTGCTTCTACTGCTACTGCTTCTACTGGTATCGTTAATGGATCAATTAATGCAATTTATATCAGTAATAGAGGTGGAGGTTATTCTTATGCTCCGCAAGTTGGATTTTCTTCTTCTCCAGAATACGGAGGAACTGGAATTGGAACTGCAATTATGATTGGTGGAATAGTTGTATGTAATAAGAATGTAGATCCTGCTGATAAATCCGTCCAAGAAATCAGACTTATTAATCCTGGATATGGATATACAGTTGCTCCTTTAGTTGCGGTTAGAGGAGATGGAACTGGATTTGCAGCTACAACGGGAATAACTACAGTTGGAGCAGTTGGATTTGTAACTATCACATATGGTGGATCTGGATATACCACAGCACCAACGGTTACATTCTCTTCACCTGGAACTGGAACGACTGCTATCGGTGTTGCTGCAATTAATTCAACTGGAAGTGTAACTGCTATCTATCTCACCAACTCTGGATCCGGTTATACTTCATCTCCAACAATTACTATTTCTGGAGCAGGATCAACTTCAATCGGAACATTCCAACTTAATGAAATTGTTACCGGACAAACATCTGGAACAATAGCAAGAGTTAAGAATTGGGATAAACCTACATCAGTTCTCGATGTTTATAATGTCAACGGAGATTTTATATATGGAGAAACCATAGTAGGTTCTGCATCTTCAGCAAGTTACAGATTGAAGAGTATTCAGGAATTCCCTAAAGATGATGGATTTACTTCAAATTCCGAAATTGAGGCGGAGGCTGATTTAATTTTAGATTTTACTGAACAAAATCCATTTGGAGTCCCCTAAACTGTTAAATAGTAATTATTAATCCTTGGCAAAATGTTTGAATATTTTTATAACGAAATTTTTCGAAAGACTATTATTGCTTTCGGTACCCTTTTTAATAACATCGAAATTCAGAAAACTGATTCTAACGGAGATGTAAGTAGCATCATTAAAGTTCCTCTTGCTTATGGACCTACACAAAAGTTTTTAGCAAGAATCAATCAACAAGCTGATTTAAATAATCCAACTGCAATGACATTGCCAAGGATGTCATTTGAATTTACTGGAGTTACTTATGATCCATCAAGAAAAGTAACTACAACACAAAGGTTTTTACAAAAAGATTCTTCTGACGGAACTAAAACTAGAAAGGCATATATGCCAGTTCCCTACACGATGCAATTTGAGTTATCAATTATGTCAAAATTAAATGATGATGCATTGCAAATAGTAGAACAGATTTTGCCATATTTTCAACCTCAGTTCAATCTCACTGTTGAATTGGCATCAGATATAAATGAGAAAAAAGATATTCCAATTATCTTAGAAAATATTACTATGATTGATGATTACGAAGGTGATTATACAACGAGAAGAGTTTTGACCTATACATTGAGATTTAGCGCCAAAACTTATTTGTTTGGACCAATTCCAGATGTTTCTGCAGATATTATCAAGAGAGCTACTGTTGCTATTGGTGCTGGTGATCCTTCAAATCAAAGAGAACTTACATATACACAAACAGCAAGAGCAATTAAAAATTATACTGGAAACGTTTTAACTTCTCTATCGGATGATGTTAAAACAACCGATACCTTAATTAAAGTCGATGATGCTTCTGGAATTGTCAAAGATACATATTTGGATATAAACCAAGAAGAAGTATATGTAAGACTTGTTAGTGGAAATAATATTACAATAGATAGAGGAGTTGATGGCACAACAATTAAGTCTCATTTGAAAGGAGATAGTGTCAAATCTATAACCTCCGAAGATAATAACCTGATTCAATTTGGGGATGATTTTGGATTTGACGGAACTGCATCATGAAAATGACTAAAAAATTCAACAAACTAAACGACTCCTTTGGAATTGAAGAAAATTCTATAGTTCCAGAAGTAGAGTCTGCTCCTATTGAGATTATTAACGATGATTCTGATGAAGAATTTGAAAAAACACCAGAGGTAAGAAAAGATTATAAGTATACAAGAAATCAATTATATTCATTAATAGAAAAAGGACAAGATGCTATTAACGGTATCTTGGAATTGGCAGCAGAAACAGAACAACCAAGAGCATATGAAGTTGCAGCGCAATTGATTAAAAACGTTGCAGATACTACTGACAAGTTGATGGATTTGCAGAAAAAATTAAAAGAGGTAGAAGAAGATACCAAACCAAAAGGTCCAACAAACGTAACTAATGCTTTGTTTGTTGGGTCAACTGCAGATTTGGCAAAACTTTTAAAGAACAAGCAACAAGAAGAGGATACTAAATAATAGTAAGAATATAAAAAGTTAAAATGTCCGTTGCCGCAGTAAACATAAGAATTGAAAAAGGCACTGATTTTGAATCAACTTTTACAGTCAATTCTACAGATGGATCTGCTTTCAATCTATCAAATTATAGTGCTACTGCAAAAATTAGGAAACATCCTAATGCTGGAACCGCAAAAACTTTTTCAACAACAATTACTTCATCTACGGGTGAAATAAAAATAACAATGAGTGATACAGATACCTCTGATTTATCATCTGGAAGAAATTACTATGATGTAGTTATTCAACATTCATCTACAGAGAAGAAAACAAAAGTATTTGAAGGAATGGCAATAGTATCGGATACCGTTTCCGTATAGTAAAATGGAATTTAAAGTAACTCTGGTAACAGGACAAAATTACAGTGTTCGTCTTAAAGAAGACAATAAATTCAAAGTAATTTCAAATCTTACGCAGGCAGCAGAAGTGGCTAATTTTTCAGATTTAGGAGATTTTGACAATACTGGTGTTCAGGACGGATGGGTTCTGATGTACGACTCTGCAACTGGAAAAATTAAAACAGTTAATCCAGATCTCGTGTTCAGTAAAGCTGTTGCGGATAACAGTCTTCCTAGTGAGTTTATTGATCAATTGGATGGAGATCTTGATGATAAGATCGATCTTGATGCGGGCTCTTTTTAGAAAAATTATAAATAATTACACTAAAAATATAATAAGGTATAATTAAGATGCCTGCACCTGTAATTCAATTTAAAAGGGGCAATTTAAGCAATCTTCCTGGTTTACAGGCTGGTGAACCCGCATTTACAACTGATACGTTCGACCTGTTTGTTGGATTATCTTCAACCACTGATGCCAATAAGTTTTTTGGTTCTCATAGATATTGGAATAAAGAATCTACAACTTCTGGAAGTTCAGTAAATTTAGTCGAAGGAACTTCCAACGGTTCCAGTTATATCAGTTTAAAATCTCCAGATTCTCTTGCTGGCGTCACTACATATACTCTTCCAGCAGTTCCAGTTAATGGATATTTTCTGAAAACAAACGCAGATGGAGAATTGTCTTGGGGACAAGCTGCGTCTTTTGCTGGAATCGTAACCTTTACCGATACTACAGAAAATACCTTAGGAAATGCGGACACTGGTGCTGTTCAAATTGATGGTGGACTGGGAGTTAATAAAAACGTTACTGTTGGTGGAAATTTAAACGTACAAGGATATTCTGAGTTTGTTGGTGTTGTAACATTCCAAGGTGGAACCATTAATCTTGGAGATTCTGATGCAGATGATATCAATGTTGCTGGTGAATTTGTATCCAACTTAATTCCAAATGCCACAGCTGAATATGATTTGGGAAATGGTGATAAGAAATGGAGAAGTTTAAATGTCTCTGGATTCTGCACAAGTGGTGGGTTAAGAGTTGCTGGTCCTGCACAAGTTGGATCTTTAACAGTCGATTCTGATTTAAATGTAATTGGCAATGTAACTATTGGCGGTACATCTTTAAGTGTTTCCGCACAGTCTCTTGTAATTCGTGATCCTGACATTGTTCTTGGATATAGAACAGATGGTAGCAATAACGATATTTCTACTGACACTACTGCCAATCATGGTGGTATCGCAATTGCATCTACAGAAGGATATCCTTTAGTAGATTTAGTAATTGCTGGAGTTGAAACATCTCCAGTAACTTATAAGAAATTGATGTGGTTTAAATCAGAGTCTTTCTCTGGTTTAGGCACAGATGCATGGTTATCAAACTATGCTATTGGTATTGGAAGCACACAGTTCCCAACAGGAACAAGATTAGCTGCTGGAAATGTTCAGTTTACTCAAGAAGATTTATCAGTTGTAAGAAATATCAATGCTTCTGGTGTTGGTACATTTGCTGGCGCACTTTACGTTGCAGGACTCGAAATTAGTGGTGGCGCTTCTATTGGAGAAGATATTAGAACAAGAAACTTAGATGTATCTGGAATTACAACGTTAGGTAATACAAGTACAGATATAGTTCAAATTTATGGTGATGCTAATTTTATTGCTTCTGTTCAAGCAGTAAACATCAATTCAAGTGGAATTGTAACTGCTACTACTTTTGATGGTAATTTAGCGCTTTCAAATGTTACTGGTCTTGGTGCTAATGTTTCTACATTCTTAGCAACTCCTTCCTCCGCAAACTTAGCAGCTGCAGTAACAGATGAAACTGGCACTGGTGCTCTCGTATTTGCAAACAGTCCAACATTAATAACTCCTGCTCTTGGAGATGCATCTGCTACTACATTAACTACAAGTGGCGATGTAATAGTTGGAACCGCCATGAGCGCTCCAACTGTAAGAACAGCAACGATTACTCATTCTAACGGTACTAATGCTGCTACAATTGATTCTAGTGGAAATTTAACTGCATCTCAAAATTTAACAGTTACAGGAAACCTGTATGTTAATGGATCAACCACTCAAGTAAATACTTCTTCGATGACCGTCGAAGACAGAACAATTGAGTTAGGTTTGGTAGATGGTTCTGCTCCTTCATCAGCAACTACTTGGGACCTTGGTGTTCTCTTCAATTATAATTCTTCAGGTGCTAAGAAGTCTGCTGTTCTTTGGGAACATGCTGATGGAAGATTTAAGTTTGGATCACAAGTAAGCGATGGTGGAGGAACTGATAACGATAGTCCACAAATTACCGTTTCTAACTATGCTGCGATTGAAGTAAGTTCAATTTGGATTAATGATTGTGCTGGACAATCACAATTAATTGATTGTTCTGGAGGAGTGAGAACACTTCAAAACATAACTATCGATGGCGGTTCGTTCTGATAGATAAAATATAATTTCTAAATAGGGGAAGTAATCTTCCCCTATTTTTTTATGTCTGAAGAAGAATATAAGTCTGTTATTGCAACATATCAGCAAAAAGCATTTGAACTTTTTAATTCAAATATAGTTTTAGAATCACAAATACAAGCACAAAGATCCACTATTGAATCCTTAAGAACAGAAATAGAGCAAATGTCTTTTGAACTACAAACTCTTAGAGATCTTAGAGAAAAAGGAGAACAACAATCAAAAATAACTAAAAAAACTAGTATATCTCAATAACATAAATAAATTATACCGATAAATATCGGTTTTTTTACGGTAAATACCACACCAAATTGAATGGCCGATCCGAATATTAGGATAAAACGGTCTGCCATACCTGGCAAACAGCCTACGGCAGATCAGCTCCCGTTGGGAGAACTAGCTTTAAATACTAATGATGGAAAACTCTTTGCCTCTAAAAATGCAGGCATAGGCACAACAGTTTTCGCTGTAAACCCGTGGTCGGTTGGAACAGGAACCGATTCTTATAATGCATATTTTACTGCTGGAAATGTTGGTGTTGGTAGCACAATCCCCACATCTAAATTAGATGTAGAGGGTGACATCAATGTTTCTGGTGTAATAACTGCTAGTCAATTTATTGGTGGTGGTGTTGGTGTTGGAATTCAATCTGGGGGCACTGTCCTTGGATATGGAATTACAACACTGAATTTTATTGGTACTGGAAATACTTTCTCTGTTAGCGGAACTACTGTCGATATCAGCATAGCTGCTGGTAGTGGAGGTGGTGGAACTGGAATCAGTTCCGTGATCATACAGAAAGATGGAACAAATATAGGTACTGGTTCCAGTACTATAAATTTCACTGGAACAGGTATTCAAACTGTTACATCATCTCCTAGCGGGATTACGACTGTTAGGGTTGAACTACAAGGCAATCTTGATGGTGGATTGCCAGATTCAAATTACGGCGGCATCGAAGCTATTGAAGGGGGAGGAATCTAAATGGCAACAAGAATTCAAATAAGAAGAGGCACTGCCGCTGCATGGACCTCAGCTAACCCTATTCTTGCCGAGGGTGAACTTGGCGTAGAGTTAGATACACAGAAATTTAAAATTGGTATTGGAACAACCAGTTGGAGTGGTCTAAGTTATGCAACTGGTATTCAAGGAACCACTGGTGCCCAGGGAATCCAAGGAACAACAGGTATCCAAGGGGATACTGGTATTCAAGGCATTACTGGTAGAGGTCTGAATATTGTAGGAAACGTTGCTACAGTTGGAGATCTCCCAGATCCCTATAGTGGATCTATTGGAGATGCTTATGTTGTAACAGGAACAGGCGATCTTCACGTTTATAATGGAACGAGTTTCGATAACGTTGGACAAATTGTTGGTCCTCAAGGAACCACTGGCGCTCAAGGAACCCAGGGTATCCAAGGCGAATCAATTCAAGGTACAACTGGATATAATGGTACCCAAGGAACTCAGGGTATTCAGGGTGATGATGGTGCTCAAGGAATTGCTGGTGCCTTCGCTGCACAAGGTATTCAAGGAACCCAAGGTATTCAAGGTAGAGAACCTGATGTAGCACAAACAGAAAAAAATACAATTACCTTTTCTGCTACTGAAGGTCAAGTATCTTTTGGAGCAACATACGTTCCAAATGCGATTGATGTTTATCTGAATGGTGTCAGATTATCAGAATCGGAATATGTAGGAACAAGTGGAACTCACATTCTTCTTAATGATGGTGCTAATATAGGGGATGTTTTAGATCTCGTTAAATTTGACTTTGGTAATGCTTTTAGAGGTCTTCAAGGCGTACAAGGTCTTCAAGGATTACAAGGAGTTCAGGGTCTTCAAGGACCACAGGGAACAACTGGTATTCAAGGTGATGTTGGTATTCAAGGAAGTACTGGTGCTCAGGGAACTCAGGGAGTCCAAGGAACAACTGGTATCCAAGGTGATGTTGGTACCCAAGGAACTCAAGGGGTTCAAGGTGTTCAAGGCGAAATTGGATCTCAGGGTCTTGATGGTGCATATGCAGCACAAGGTATCCAAGGCATCCAAGGTATTCAAGGTTTAACACCTGACGTTGCTCAAACAAGCAAGACAACAATTAGTTTTTCTGCCAATGAAGGTCAAACTTCTTTTGCAGGAACATATGTAGCAGGAGCAATAGACGTATTCTTAAATGGCGTAAGATTATCAGAATCGGAATACGTAGGAACAAGTGCAACTAATATCGTCTTAAACGACCCTGCTAACGCTGGAGACGTACTTGATCTTGTTAAGTTTGATTTTGGTAATGCTCTGAGAGGTTTGCAAGGTGTTCAAGGAACACAAGGTATTCAGGGCGATCTTGGTATTCAGGGTATTCAAGGTCTTGACGGTGCTTATGCCGCTCAAGGTATCCAAGGTCCACAAGGTACTGATGGTGTTCAAGGAACAAGTGGTCGTGGTGTTACCATTCTTGGTAGTGTTTCTACATCTACAAATCTTCCAGGATATCCAACTTCTTATGGTGGATCTGTTGGTGATGGATATATCACTTTAGACACAGGTCACTTATGGACTTGGAACGGTAGTTCTTGGGACGATGTTGGTAACATCACAGGTCCACAAGGAACTACTGGAACACAGGGAACTCGTGGTATTCAGGGAACTACTGGTTCTCAGGGTCAAACAGGTATTCAGGGCGACTTAGGTATCCAAGGTATTCAAGGAGAGGCATTACAGGGCGTTCAGGGGACGACTGGTATTCAAGGTGATCTTGGCATTCAGGGCGCTACTGGTGCTGGTATACAAGGTGCTACTGGCACTCAAGGTGAAACAGGTACTCAAGGTACAACAGGTACTCAAGGTCTTGATGGTGCCTTTGCTGCACAAGGTATCCAAGGTATTCAAGGTATCCAGGGTTTAACACCTGACGTTGCTCAAACAAGTAAGTCAACCATCACATTCTCCGCTAATGAAGGACAAACTTCTTTTGCTGGAACATATGTAGCGGGAGCTATTGATGTTTATTTGAATGGTGTTAGATTATCCGATTCTGAATATGTTGGAACAAGTGCAACCAATATTGTTCTCAACGATCCCGCCAACGCTGGAGACGTACTTGATCTTGTCAAGTTTGATTTTGGTAATGCATTAAGAGGTCTTCAGGGAATTCAAGGAACAACTGGTATTCAAGGTTTTACTGGTATCCAGGGAAGTGATGGTGCCCAGGGTCTTGCTGGTGAATATGCAGCACAAGGTATTCAAGGTACTGATGGTTCACAAGGTACCGATGGTACTCAAGGAACTACAGGACCTCAAGGAACCACTGGAACTCAAGGAACCACTGGAACTCAGGGAACACAAGGTATTCAAGGTGACAGTGGTCGTGGTGTTACTATTCTCGGTAGTGTTTCGACATATACAAGTCTTCCAGGATATCCAACTTCTTATAGTGGAAATATTGGAGATGGATACATTACTACCAATACTGGTCACTTATGGACTTGGAACGGTAGTTCTTGGGACGATGTTGGTAACATCACAGGTCCACAAGGAACTACGGGAACGCAAGGAACTCAGGGTGTACAGGGACCTTCAATTCAAGGTGCTCAAGGAACAACTGGAATTCAGGGAACAACTGGAACTCAGGGAACTACAGGTCCACAAGGAACTACAGGTTTACAGGGAACTACAGGTCTCCAAGGTTTAACTGGTATTCAAGGAGACACAGGTCTTCAAGGTTTAACTGGTGTTCAGGGAACGGACGGTCTTGGAGCACTTACAGGAGTTACATCTGTAACTAGTGGAACATTCTTCCCACTTTTCGTTTCTGGAACTGGAGATGTTTCTCCAAATATCAGAACAGAAGCAACCGCATTTGGTTATGACGCAGGAACCAACACTGTTACTGCCACAAACTTCAATACAACATCGGACATTACACTGAAGAAAAATGTCAATATTATTGAAAATGCTATTGATTCGGTAAAACTTATCAACGGTGTCAAATTTGACTGGAAAGATAACGGAAGACCTTCTATTGGTGTTATCGCTCAAGATGTTGAGCAAGTTTATCCAGAATTGGTTTATGAAGTAGACGGACAGAAGACATTAAACTATAGCGGTTTAATAGGTGTTCTTGTTGAAGCAGTTAAAGACCTTCAGCAACAAATTAACAATCTAAATAGTACTACAGGTTAATCTAGATAAATGAACAAAACTAGAGAAGTTGCAAACTTAGTTACTGAGAATAATATCTTTGTTAGCACCTCTAATAATAGAGTTGGCGTCGGATCCACTGTACCAGTAAGTAAACTCGATGTTACTGGAGATGTGACTGCTGACAACTTCAATTCGGCTTCTGATGAGTCGATGAAGAAAAATATTGTCAGTATCGCAGATGCTATCGCAAAACTCGATAGAATCAATGGCGTTTCTTTCGTATGGAAAGAAACAAATACCAAATCATATGGAGTTACTGCTCAAAATGTTCAGAGCGTATTTCCAGAACTGGTAAATGATAATGGATCACACTTAACAGTCAATTATAATGGGTTAATTGGCGTTTTGATTGCTGCCGTAAAAGAACAACAAAAACTAATTGGTACTTTGTCGGACAGATTAGATGCTTTAGAAGGAAATAACCAAAGTGAAAACGTTTAAACAATTTCAAGAGGATTGGAGTAATAAATATAAAAAGAGTATCGATTGCTCTAACCCAAAAGGATTTTCCCAAAAAGCACATTGTGCGGGAAGAGCAAAAAGAGCAAGAGGTGAGAAAACAGCATCTAAATCAGTTTCATGAAAAAGTATTGTCGTCTTTGTAAGAAAAAAGAACATCGTGAGGAATGCGGATTTGGTCCCAAAATGTGGGACAAGTATTCTGTAGATGATGCTACCGATAAAGAGCAAGAAACTGCTGCGAAAGAATCTGGAATTATTGATGTTGAAGAAGAAAACAAGAGTGGTGATAGTTCTTTGCGTGACTGGTTTACTAAGAGTCGCGCTTCTGATGGCACCCCTGGTTGGGTTCAATTGGGCGGCAAATATGCAGGAAAACCCTGCGCCAAACAACCAGGACAAACAACTAAACCCAAGTGCGGTTCCAGCAAAATGAAGCGCAATCTTGACAAAGGTGAAGAAGAAGCGGCATTCCGTCGTAAAAATCGTAAAGATCCAAATCCAGATAGAGAGGGTAAGGCAATCAACGTGGCTACTGAAGAAATGAATTTGGATGAAAAGTGCTGGCAAGGATACACACAGAAAGGTATGAAAAAGAAAGGCAATAAAGTTGTTCCTAACTGTGTTTCTGTTGGCGAGGAAAAAGAAAAAGATCACGAATACTCTATGGCTCGTTCTGAGATAAAAACTCTCAAAAATGCTGCTAAGAGATTAGAAAAGAAAATGGGCAAAAAGGGTGAGGGAAATCTTGAAGCCTGGGTTCAATCCAAAATCACAAAAGCGGCGGATTATATTGACACAGCTGCGGACTATGTTACCAATGAAGAAAAAGATGCATGTTACCATAAGGTAAAGTCTCGTTATAAAGTTTGGCCAAGTGCATATGCTTCTGGTGCATTAGTTAAGTGTCGCAAAAAAGGTGCTAAAAACTGGGGCAAGAGTACCAATAAAGAAGGATATGAATATTCAAACTGGAGAGAAGACTTCAAAGCAATGGAATATGAATTCATTGATGTGATTACTCCAGATCCACTGGAACCAACAAAGGGAATTGGCAGTGAAATGATCGGAATTGAAGAGGCAGTAAGAGTTCCTCAAAAAACAGGAACAATTGTTTTTGTATACCTTACTTTTAGAGGAAAAGCATATACCATTCAAATGTTCTTCCCATCAGTAAAACTTCCAAGTAGATCTGAAATTCAAGATCAGATTGATAAGGTATATCCTGGAGGAAAGGTGAGAAGTTATCACACATCTGATTACAAACCAGGAGAACCAGTTTTTCATACAGAAGATTGGCAAAAAGTTAATAGACAAGATAAAACCGATGGATTAAGTCCTGCTGCTGTAAAAGCATACCGCAGAGAAAATCCAGGTTCTAAACTGAAGACCGCTGTGACCAAGAAACCATCAGAACTTAAAGCAGGTTCTAAGGATGCAAAGCGTCGTAAGTCGTTCTGTTCAAGAATGAGTGGCATGAAGAGGCGTCTCACTTCTGCTAAAACTGCCAGAGATCCTGATAGCAGAATCAACAAAGCACTCCGTCGTTGGAACTGTAACTAATGAAAAACTTCAAACAATTTCTATCAGAAAGCGTCACTATTCACGGTGATTTTAATGGAACTCTTAATGTAGGTTCTGATCCAGTTCAACAAAAAGTTAATGAGCAGAATCAATATATTGCTGATGTTGTTTGGATGGGAAGTATTTACAGAATGAAAATCGAAAGAAAAGAATCGTTAAGACTTCCATCGACTCAAGAACTAGCAGAACAACTCCAGGGAGAATATCCTGGAGCAATCGTTCAAAGGATTTATCCATTAGAACCAAAACCAACAGTAAAAATCGCAGACGTAAAAAGGTATCATCCAGGAAAATTAGAGTGGGTATAAATTATGGCTCAGTGGAATAAAGAAACTCAAGATTATTTAAATCAAGAAAGAACTCTTCATGAAGTTTTCATGTGTGCCGACAGGTATGGCAACATTGGAAATTGTGGCGTTTCCACTGGTGCTGGTGGCGGTAGTTATGATGCTTTTGGTCGTTCCAGAGTATCAGAACCATTCACGCTTGCTGATTATTCTCATCAATATGGACTTAATGAAGAGATTTTATCAAAGACAGTTGGCACTGCTTCTACTGTAGTACATGAACGGAATAAAGCATCAGCATCTCTAGTTGTTGGAACTGGTGCTACAGATAAAACCATTCACCAGACTCGTATGTATCACCACTACATGCCTGGTAAGTCTCAGTTTGCTCTGTCCAGTTTCAATTTTCAAGATGTCAGAGAGAACACCGTAAAGAGAACTGGATACTTTGACGACTACAATGGTGTTTTTGTTCAACAAGAAGGTGATGGAACAGTTTCTATCGTAAGAAGAGATTATGTTTCTGGCATTACATCTGACACGGTTATCAATCAGTCCAGTTGGAATCTTGATAAACTAGATGGAACAACTGTATCCGGTATTGAACTAGATTTTACTAAAACTCAATTATTCGCAACAGACTTTCAGTGGTTAGGTGTTGGTAGACTTCGTTGTGGATTTGTCATTGGTGGACAACTTATCTACTGCCATGAGTTCAATCATTCCAATATAGAAGAGAATGTCTATTGGTCTCAACCATCACTACCTATTCGTTGCGAGGTAGCAAATACGGGTGCTGCTGTTGGCATTACATCTATGCAGCAGATTTGTTCTACCGTCATGAGTGAAGGTGGATATGAGGAAAGTGGATTTGAATTCTCTACTGGCGATGCAACTGCAATTTCTCTTCCTGGTTCTAATAATGCTCCTAATCATATCAAGTGTGTAATAGCAATTCGTCTTAAGAATACTATTAATGGGTATCAAAATAGAACGACTGTAAGGATTACAAACCTGGAACTTCTGTCTACTGCGGCACCTTGTAAGTTTAATCTTTACAGAATGCCTAGTAATTCTAATATTACTGGAGGAACATGGGTAGATTTTGATGGTGATTATTCTGGTGTCCAGTATAATGTTGGTGTTGGAACAAACTTTAATCTCACTGGAGCATATTCCAAACTCACTGGATTCTTAGCAGCAAACAATCCTTCGGGCAACCAAAATTCTGGCGATGCTCGTCTCAGTCCATCTGCAGCAAAAAAATCTTATCTATCACAGAACATAGATAGTAATGATAGTAATATTTTTGCTGTAGTAGTTCAAAATATGACAGCAAATACGGCAAATGAAATTTATGCTGCAGTTCAATGGAGAGAAACTAGATAGGTAATTTTTTATGAGTGAAGTATATCTTGGTAATCCCAATCTAAAAAAAGCAAATACTCAAATTGAATTTACGGAAGAACAGGTCCGTGAATTTATTAAATGTAAAGATGACCCTGTTTATTTTACAAGAAATTATATTAAAATTGTCTCTCTCGATGAAGGTCTTACGCAATTCAATCCATATCACTTTCAAGAAAAATTAATTCACAATTTTCATGAAAACAGATTTAACATTTGTAAGATGCCTCGCCAGACGGGCAAATCTACAACTGTCGTATCTTACCTGCTCCACTATGCAGTTTTTAATGATAGTGTTAATATTGGCATCCTCGCTAACAAAGCAGCAACCGCAAGAGAATTGTTAGGTAGATTACAAACCGCATATGAGAACTTGCCCAAATGGATGCAGCAGGGTATTATTTCATGGAATAAAGGTTCGCTGGAGTTGGAGAATGGCAGTAAGATATTGGCAGCTTCTACGTCTGCAAGTGCTGTCCGAGGTATGTCGTTTAACATCCTCTTTCTCGACGAGTTCGCGTTCGTCCCGAATCATGTTGCTGACTCGTTCTTTGCATCTGTTTATCCTACTATTACTTCTGGTAAAAACACCAAAGTAATCATTGTATCTACTCCACATGGTATGAATCATTTCTACCGTTTGTGGCATGATGCAGAAAAAAGAAAGAATGATTATATACCAACAGACGTTCATTGGTCTGAAGTTCCTGGTAGAGATTTGGAATGGAAAGAACAAACGATTAAAAATACTTCCGAACAACAATTCAAAATTGAGTTTGAATGCGAATTTCTTGGATCTGTCGATACCTTAATTAATCCATCAAAATTAAAAAGTTTTGTTTATGATGATCCCATACAAAAAAATGCTGGATTAGATGTATATGAAGCAGTAAAAGAAAATCATGATTATGTTTGCACTGTTGACGTTGCTAGAGGAGTTGGAGAAGATTATTCCGCATTTGTAGTTGTTGATATAACAGAATTTCCACATAAAGTAGTAGCAAAATATAGAAACAATGAAATTAAACCAATGTTGTTTCCGAATATAATATATGAAGTATGCAAGAGTTATAATAATGCATATATTCTTTGCGAAGTAAATGATATTGGAGATCAAGTAGCAAGTATTCTCCAATATGATTTGGAATACCAAAATCTTCTTATGTGTTCTATGAGAGGTAGAGCAGGACAAATTGTTGGACAAGGATTTTCTGGAAAGAAAACACAATTGGGCGTCAAGATGTCCAAAACTGTTAAAAAAGTTGGATCATTGAATCTTAAGACTTTAATCGAAGAAAATAAACTCATATTCAATGATTATGAAATAATCTCAGAACTTACTACTTTTATATCAAAACACAATTCATTTGAAGCTGAAGAAGGTTGCAATGATGACCTTGCAATGTGTCTTGTCATTTATGCATGGTTGGTCCAGATGGACTACTTCAAGGAACTTACTGATCAAGATGTTCGTAAAAGATTATATGAAGAACAAAAAAATCAAATTGAACAGGACATGTCTCCTTTCGGATTTATTGTTGATGGAGTAAATGATTTGGATAGTTTTGTCGATGCTGAAGGAGATAGATGGCATGTTGATGAATATGGAGACAGAGCATATATGTGGGAGTATATGTGATGGATCTAGATGGGCAAATAAAGTTAGGTCATTTGTTATTGTCTGATAGAAAATGTAGAACTTGCAAAGAAATTAAAAATTTAGTTGATAGTTTCTATAGAACTAGAAAAGATAGAGGAGCAGTTGCTTCTTCATATTCATATGAATGTAAAGAGTGTACTAAAAAAAGAATCGTTATTGGGAGAATGGTTTCTAATGTATTGAATAAATGGGAATATCCTGATTGGTAGTTCACGTCACATTTCCCCACTGAAAACATATTTTTTAATAAATATTTCCAGACAAACTGAGATTTTAACACGGAGAAAAACATGGCAACTCCACAATTATCTCCTGGTGTATTAACTAGAGAGGTTGACTTAACAGTAGGAAGAGCTGATAATGTCCTCGATAATATTGGGGCTATTGCCGGACCTTTTCCCATTGGACCAGTTAATCAACCTATTTTGATCACCAATGAGACAGAACTCATCGATACCTTTGGAAAACCATTAAGTACAGATGGTCAGTACGAGTATTGGATGAGCGCAGCTTCATATCTTTCTTATGGTGGAATCATTAAGGTCGTTAGAGCAGGATCCACCGATTCCACTCTTTTAACTAATGCTAACGCTGGAGTAGGTGCTGCTTACACAACTACCCTCAAGATTGACAATTATGACGACTACACTGCTAATCACCAGGATGTTGATACTGACTACGCTTATGCTGCAAAAACTCCAGGCTCTAGACTTAACAATCTGAAAGTCTGTGTCATCGACGATCTTGCAGATCAAAGAATCGGCATCAACACAACCAACCTTGCTAATGCAGGTGCTTTGATTGGATATGGTGTTACCACAGTTATCAACGCACAAACTCTTCCAGGTGCAGGAACAACACAATCCTTCAGTGGTTATCTGAAAGGTATTATTACAGGTGTTAGTACAGACAGCACAAACGGAAATAGCACAATCGACGTTAAGATTGTTTCTAGAGTATCTGCTGCTGGTACAGAAACAAATATTACTTATGCTGAGAGAAACAGAACAGCTTCATTCAGCACTTCAGATGCACTTTACTTTGTAAATAACTCTGGTATTAATACCGGTCTTTCTGGCACTGTTAGCGCATATACACCTACAACTGCGGTTGATTGGTATAATGAGCAAACACTTGGTCTTACAAATGCAACAATCTATTGGAAGTCGATTGCTCCAAGACCAACAACTTCCAATTATGCATCTCAGAGAAACTGCAAAAACGACGCACTTAACGTTGCTGTTGTAGATGATTTGGGAACAATTACGGGAGTACAAGGAACTATCCTTGAAAAGCATGTTGGACTTTCCAAGGCAGCAGACGCTATTTCTGCAGTAAATTCTCCACAAAAGATTTACTACAGTCAGTATCTTGCAGACTTCTCACCAAATATCTACGCTGGATATAATCCATCTCAATCAGAAGATACTTATAATGGAACTGCTCCTAGAGCAACTGGTTACTCGGCAGCCTTCACAGCAGTAACAACTGCAAGTGGTCTTTGGGGACAAAATGCACAAGACGTAACCTTCAGTGCAATTGGTAACGTAACATATACCCTTGGTGGTGGTGTTGATTATTCTGCTACTGGCGGAATGAAGGCAACACTCGCAGATCAAATTACTGCATATGGTTACTTTGCTAATGAAGATGATGAAGCAGTTGACTTCTTGATCATGGGTCCTGGTTGCGATTCGATTGGCGAATCTCAAGCAAAAGCAAACTATCTGATTTCACTTGCAAATCAAAGAAAAGACTGTGTTGCTTGTGTTGGACCACATAGAGGAGGAATCGTTGGACAAACCAATGCAACCACTCAAACAAATAACCTGATTGAGTACTTCAGCCCACTTCAATCTTCTTCTTATGCTGTATTTGATAGTGGATATAAGTACACTTACGATAGATTTAATAACAGATTCCGCTATGTTCCAACTAACGCTGACGTAGCAGGTTTGATGTGCAGAACAGGAATCTTGGCATTCCCATGGTTCTCCCCTGCAGGTCAACAAAGAGGAATCATCAACAATGCAATTAAACTTGCATACAATCCAAACAAAGCTCAAAGAGATCAACTTTATCCTTTGAGAATCAACCCTGTTGTTAACAAGCCTGGTGTTGGTGTTCTCTTGTTTGGTGATAAAACCGCTCTTGGTTATGAAAGTGCTTTCGATAGAATTAATGTTCGTCGTCTGTTCCTTACAATCGAACAAGCACTTCAAACTAGTGCAGAAGCACAATTGTTTGAATTGAATGACGAATTAACAAGAGCTAATTTTGTTAACATTGTCGAACCATATCTCCGCGATATTCAAGCGAAGAGAGGAATGTATGATTTCAGAGTCATTTGCGATGGAACAAACAACACTCCTGATGTTATTGATAATAATGAATTCAGAGCAGACATCTTTATCAAACCAGCGAAATCGATTAACTACGTCACTCTGACCTTCGTTGCAACCAGAACTGGTGTTGCATTTGAAGAAGTCATCGGTCGAGTTTGATTTTATTATCTAATTAACACTAGGAGGACCCAAAAATGGCTTACACAATCGAAAGTTTCAAAAGTGCTATGAAAGGGGGCGGTGCCCGCCCCAATCTATTTGAAGTTCAACTTACTTCATTCCCAGGTTCTGGAGCAGAATCTTTTAGTGCAACTAATTTCTCTATGCTTTGCAAGGCAGCTCAACTTCCTGCTTCAAACATCGCATCCATCGATGTTCCTTTTAGAGGAAGAACATTTAAAGTAGCTGGAGACAGAACTTTTGATCCTTGGACAATCACAATCATCAATGATGAGGATTTTGTAATTAGAAACGCTATGGAGCGTTGGATGCAAATCATCGGTCAATATGCTGATGGTTCAGGTAAAGTTAATCCTGCAGATTATCAAGTCAATGCAACAGTAAAACAACTTACCAGAAATTCTTCAACAGAAGGAAAAGGTGTTGCTACTGGTCAGGGACTGAGAGGAATTGCACAGTATAAATTCTACGGAATTTTCCCAACTGCAATCTCCGCTATTGATCTGTCATTCGATTCTTCAGACACAATTGAAGAATTTACAGTTGATTTTGCTGTACAATATTGGACACCAGAAAACGTAACCGCAACCGGTAACAATGGTAGCCAAGCAGCACAAGATCAGGCAAATCTCGGAGCTTGATAATCTTATATTTGAAATTGCCTAAATAGTCTAAGATAATTCAAGTTTAACTTATAATTATGTCTAGGCTTTTTGGCTTTTCTATTGAAGATTCAGACGATAAAAAACCCGAACTCACACCGTCACCCGTTCCTCCTTCTAAGGAGGACGGGTCTGACTTTTATCTGAGTAGCGGGTTTTTTGGATCTTATGTTGATATAGAAGGAGTATATAGATCTGAATTCGATCTAATTAAAAGGTATAGAGAAATGGCATTGCACCCAGAGGTGGATGGTGCAATTGAAGATATTGTAAATGAAGCGATTGTCTCCGATACAAATGACAGTCCTGTACAGATTGAGTTGTCAAATTTAAATGCCAGTGACGGCATTAAGAAAAAAATTCGCAACGAGTTTAAATATATTTTAGAGTTATTAGATTTTGATAAAAAAGCACACGAAATCTATAGAAACTGGTATATAGATGGTAGAATTTATTATCACAAAATAATTGACATAAAAAATCCTAGTGAAGGAATTCAAGAACTTAGATATATTGACGCATCTAAAATGCGTTATATTCGTCAAGAGAAAAAGAGAAAAGGAGATGAATTAAGACTTTCAAGTAATACAGAAAATCCATTAGATTATAATTTTCCAGAAATAGAAGAATATTTTATTTACACCCAAAAAGAAACTTATCCTATGGGAACACCTAGACCTGGAGGATATAGTGGAAGTTCAAATGGAATCAAAATGACAAAAGATTCCATTTCATATTGCACTTCTGGATTAGTGGATAGAAATAAAGGAACTACCCTTTCCTATCTCCATAAAGCAATTAAATCTCTCAATCAACTTCGTATGATTGAAGACTCTTTGGTAATTTATAGATTATCAAGAGCACCTGAGCGTAGAATATTTTATATCGATGTTGGCAATTTGCCCAAAGTTAAGGCAGAACAATATCTTCGTGACGTTATGATGCGTTATCGCAACAAACTTGTTTATGACGCAAACACAGGAGAAATCAGAGATGACAAAAAATACATGTCCATGCTTGAGGATTTTTGGCTCCCTAGACGAGAAGGTGGGAGAGGAACTGAAATCTCAACGTTGCCAGGTGGCCAAAACCTTGGAGAAATCACTGATATTGAATATTTTAAAAAGAAACTCTTCCGTTCGCTTAACGTCCCAACATCGAGAATGGATGGAGAAGGTGGGTTTAACCTTGGAAGATCTTCTGAGATCCTGAGAGATGAAGTTAAATTCAGTAAGTTTGTTGGACGTTTGAGAAAGAGATTTTCTGGAATGTTTAATGATATGTTGAGAACTCAACTCCTTCTCAAGAATATCATTACTCCAGAAGATTGGAACATAATGAGTGAGCATATTCAATATGACTTCCTCTATGATAATCATTTTGCAGAAATGAAAGAAGCGGAGTTGATGAATGAAAGACTTGCTTTAGTTCAAACTGCAGAACCATATATTGGAAAATATTATTCGCAAGATTATGTAAGACGTAAAATTCTCCGTCAAACAGATCAAGAAATTATTGAAGAAGATATGATGATCAAAAAAGAAATTAAAGACGGAATAATTCCAGATCCAAGTGTACCTGTAGATCCAGAAACAGGAATGCCAATAGATTCTGCAGCAGGTATGGATTTAGGAAAACCTGTAATGGAACCCGAACTTAATGCGCCAGAAGTAGATGCATCTGCTATCGAAATGCCAAAAGGCGGCGAAATTTAAGGCAATAAATAAATTATAGTTGTTTATTACAATATTAACATGGAAGAACTTTTAGATATGATCCAATCTGATGAATCACCTTCCCAAATCAGTGATAAGATCAAGGATATGCTTTTTGCAAAATCAGCAGAAAGAATCGAAGCTGCACGTCCAGAAGTAGCAAATTCTATGTTTGATGCTGACGAACCCTATGAGGAAGAAAGCGAAGAATAATAAATAACTATTAAAGTGTATTTAATTTTAGAATAATGGCTCATAGACCTGTAGGATTATCAACATCATTGGCAACTAGTGCCACTTCTGGGATGACAAGTTCTTTTGTTGTCTCTTCAAATGTCATTAGGGTTGTTGCCGTAACGGCTGGTGCCCATGTAAAAATTGATAGCGCACCTACCGCCACTACTAATGATTATTATATTCCTGCAGGAACTTCCGCTACCCTTGCTTTAACAAAAGCATCTAATAGAGTTGTTGGAATTACTACAGGAGCTTCTACCACAATTACTTTCCCAGAAGGAACACAGTGTCCATTTGGAGTTGGAGATTTTATTACAATAACAGGTGGATCAAATTCGGCGCTGAATCTCCTCCATGTTGAAGTAACTAGTGTAGATACCACTTCAAATTTCAATGGAAATTTCCAAACCACATGTACAGTTGCTTATGACTCTAGTGCTGCTGGAGATTTTGCAGGAGCAGATGTCACAGCAAGCCTCTCAGTGAGATTGGCAGCTAGAACTGATACTGGCACTGGAACTTTACATGCACAACAAGTTCAAATTTCAGGAGTAGCATAATGAAATTAATTAGGGAAGAAATTGAAAACGTAGAAATTATCGTAGAATCAAAAGGCGGCAAAAAATCCCTTTACATCGAAGGAGTTTTTCTCCAAGGAGACATCAAAAACCGTAATGGTCGTATGTATCCAATGGAGACTCTTCGTCGCGAAGTTTCTCGCTACAATGAAAATCATGTTGTTGCTGGTAGAGCACTTGGAGAACTCGGTCATCCTGATGGTCCAACCGTCAATTTAGATCGTGTTTCTCATAAGATTGTTTCTCTGAAAGAAAGCGGATCCAACTTTATCGGAAAAGCAAAAATTCTCGGAACACCAATGGGAAAAATTGCGGCTTCTCTTTTAGATGAAGGCGTAAAACTCGGTGTTTCTTCTAGAGGTATTGGATCTTTAAGAGAAGACCGTAATGGTATCAAAGTTGTTGGTGAAGATTTTATGCTAGCTACTGCTGCTGATATCGTTGCCGATCCTTCCGCTCCTGATGCATTCGTATCAGGAATTATGGAAGGAAAAGAATGGGTTTGGGAAGGAGGCATTCTTCGTGAAAAGTTTGCTGAGCAAACCAAACGCAGAATTAATACTTTAGTCGATCAAAGAAAACTTGATGAACATAAGTTAAATTTGTTTGATGACTTCTTAAGAAGTCTCTAAACATTAAATATATTAATTTATAAATAAATATAGATTTAATACACAGGTAAATCGGAGAGTTCAAATGTCTAGTGACAACAATTTACAAGAAATGGAAGCAGGCACTAAGCAATCCAAAACTGCCGTTAATGCTGGTGCTGCAGCGGCGGATTCAATGGATACTTCAGTTGCCGGAAGCTATGAAGATCTCGGTGGTCCTACCCCCGATAACTACAGATCTGACGACGATTCAGCAAAGTTAAAGACCCCTGGTGGATCTTTAAAGCAAGTTAAGGATGTAGTTAATAAGGGTGCTGGTGCCGCTGAAGCAGCTAAAGGAGTCAAGGAAGAAGAAGATCTTTCTGACGAAGAAGTAGTTGCTGAAGAAGAAACTACTGAAGAAGAAGTAGTTGCTGAAGAAGAAGTCACTGAAGAAACTACTGAAGAAGAAACTGAAGAAGTCATTTCTGAGTATGACATCGAAGAAGATGTCAATGCTCTTCTTCAAGGTGAGGAACTCTCCGAAGAATTCCAAGAAAAAGCACGCATGATTTTTGAAGCAGCAATCAACTCTAAGGTTGCTGTTATCGAACAACAAATCAAAGAAGAATATGCTGCAGCTTTCGCTGAAGCTATCGAAGAAGAGAAGACTGCTCTTGCTGAAAGAGTAGATTCTTATCTCGAATATGTTGCTGACGAGTGGATGACCGAAAATACACTCGCAGTTGAAGCAGGTCTTAAGACCGAAATGACTGATTCATTCCTTGTTGGAATGAAGCAACTTTTTGAAGAACATTATGTAACCATCCCTGAAGATAAATATGATGTGCTTGAAAGCATGGTAGATAAACTTGATGAAATGGAAACAAAACTCAACGAGCAAATTGAGAAAAACGTTTCCCTAAACAAGCGTCTCGCAGAGTCGGTTGCTGAAGGAATCTTAGATCAAGTCTCTGAAGGTCTTGCACAGACACAGAAAGAGAAGCTCGCTTCACTTGCCGAAAGTGTTGAGTTTGAAAGTGAGACTCAATATCGTGAAAAACTGGAGACGCTGAAGGAGTCATATTTTAGCTCCAAGTCTTCATCTGCTAAGACTGAATCCATTTCTGAAGGAGTAGACGTAACTCCCGAATCTGTTTCGGGTACTATGGCTGCATACCTGAGAACCATGGGTTCCATTAGCAAATAACCCCTGAATTTAATATTAATTCAAACGTAAACATCCACAAAAGGTAAACGCAAATGTTCCAATCCGAGCATCTGCAGGAAAAGTGGGCACCTCTCCTCAATTATGAGGGTCTTGATCCTATCAAAGATTCGCACAGAAGAGCTGTAACCGCAGTCCTGCTTGAAAACCAAGAAAAATTCCTCCGTGAACAGTCTGCATTTGAGCAGTCTGGTTCATTCCTTTCCGAAGCTCCAACCAACAGCGCTGGTTCTTCCCCCGCTGGTTTCAGTGGTGGCGCAACTGCAGCTGGTCCTGTTGCAGGTTTCGACCCAGTTCTGATCTCACTGATCAGACGCTCCATGCCTAACCTGGTCGCTTATGACCTGGCTGGCGTTCAGCCTATGAGTGGTCCTACTGGACTCATCTTCGCGATGCGTTCACGTTACACCAATCAGTCTGGAACCGAAGCATTCTTCAACGAGCCTGATTCGGCATTCTCCGGACGTGACAATGCATCCAACGTTGAGACAGGTCATAGCGACGGTCTCGCTGGTATGGGTACTACCGCTCAGAGCGGCAGCAACCCATCTGTTCTGAACCCTGTTGGTGCTGCTGCTTCCCTGAGCTACAATGTCGGTCAGGGCATGACTACTGCTGAGGCAGAAGGTCTTGACGGCACTGGCGATGATGCATTCAACCAGATGGCATTCTCGATCGAGAAAGTCACTGTTACCGCCAAGTCACGCGCACTGAAGGCTGAGTACAGCTTAGAACTGGCTCAAGACCTCAAGGCAATCCACGGTCTGAACGCTGAAGCGGAACTCGCAAACATTCTCTCCACAGAGATTCTTGCTGAGATCAACCGCGAAGTTATCAGAACTATCTACAAGGTTGCTGAAGTAGGTGCTGTTCAGAACGTTGCTACCGCTGGTACATTCGACCTCGACGTTGACTCCAATGGTCGTTGGTCTGTTGAGAAGTTCAAGGGTCTCCTGTTCCAAATCGAGCGCGATGCTAACGCAATTGCACAAAGAACTCGTAGAGGAAAGGGCAACATCATCATGTGCTCTGCTGACGTTGCTTCAGCACTGACCATGGCTGGTGTTCTCGATTACACCCCTGCACTCAACGCTAACCTGAACGTTGATGACACCGGTAACACCTTCGCTGGTGTTCTCCAAGGTAAGTATCGCGTCTACATCGATCCTTATTCGGCAAACCTGACCTCCGCTAACGGAGCACCTGGTAACCAGTACTACGTTGTTGGTTACAAGGGTACTTCCCCTTATGACGCAGGTCTGTTCTATTGCCCATACGTTCCTCTCCAAATGGTCCGTGCCGTTGGTGAGAACTCCTTCCAGCCTAAGATTGGCTTCAAGACCCGTTACGGTCTGGTCGCTAACCCATTCGCAGAAGGAACCAACCAGGGTCTCGGTGCTCTGCACGTTAACCAAAACCGTTACTACAGAAGAGTTGCGGTTAAGAACCTCATGTGATATAATTCATATCCGTGTGAAGGAAGTGCGAGGAGGTCTTCGGACCTCCTCTTTTTTTATCTAAATACATAAAAAGCTCAAAAAAATGTTGGATTCACAATTAGATAATAGAAATTTTTTATCCCCAACAGGGTTTAAATTTACTATTAAGAAAGCACCTGGAGCAACTTTTTTTTGCAACCAAGCAAATATCCCATCCTTAGATTTGGGAATTGCTGTGCAATCAACTTATTTAAAAGATATAGACGTTCCTGGTGACAAAATTAGATTTGGAGATCTCAATATCCAATTCTTAATAGATGAAAATATGACAAATTATATTGAACTTCAAAAATGGATTCGTGGATTAGGATATCCAGAAAAACTTCAACAATTTGAAGAATGGAAACAAGAAGATATAATGTATCAACATTTCTCCAAACAGGGAGATGAACCATATTCGGACGGAACTCTTCAAGTTCTAAACAGTAACAATATATCCAATATTGAAATAAGATTTAGAAGAATGTTTCCATACAGTCTTTCTACATTAAATTTCAATGCCACAGAAACAGATGTGAGCTACTTTACTGCTCAGGCATCTTTCAAGTATACTATATACGATATACTCGATATCGAAGGAAACAAATTATTATGAGTTTTGATCTTGATAAAATTCAAGAAATGTGGGAAAAAGATTCTAAAATTGATATGGATAACTTGCATACAGAATCTACAAATATTCCTGTTTTACATGCAAAATATTTCCAACTCTACAATACCATCTTTCTTTTAAGAAAAAAAGCGGAACAACAAAGAAAAAATATTAGACATGAACGTTATGAATACTTTTCTGGAAAGGCAGATCCTGATGTTTATGTAGAGAATCCATTTCCAAAAAAGATTCGTGACAAAGATACTATGCAAAAATATCTTGATGCCGATGAGAAACTTTCTTCGATTTGTTTAAAAATCGATTACTATGATACTATTCTTGTATATATTGAAAGTATTTTAAAACAAGTTACTAATCGCACATATCAAATAAAAAATGCAATAGAGTTTATGAGATTTAATTCGGGATTGGGATAATGGACAACGAAGACTGGATTTATGCTGATGAAGATTTTGATGCGGATATTCCCTATGTTGAACTTCAATTTGGAATTGAAGATCTAACAATTATTCATGATGCTGTCAAATTTAGTTATGAAAATTACTCTGAAGATAATCCTGAAGGAAAACAAAGATTAAATTATCTGAGAGATTTTTTGTATAGGATTATTTTGGAATATAGGTTTAACGTAGACTAATAAATATCTACAGATGCATAAATGCATGTGATTGATACTGAGTCAAATCTTATTATTACCAAATCAAACGAAGTATTTTTAAAGGTAAAAACGGAACCGCACATTGAGTATGAACTCAGAGACCATTTTACCTTTGAAGTTCCAAACGCAAAGTTTATGCCTCAATATAGGGGCAGAAATTGGAATGGAGAAATACATTTATTTGATATGAGATCTAAGCAAATTTATGTTGGACTCTTAGATAAGATTGTCCAGTTTTGCAAGAATCATGGATATACTTATAAATTTGAAGATAATAAATGGTATGGCACTCCATATGAAGAAAATGAAAATATCTCATATGAAGGAGTTAAAGACTATATGAATGCTATTTGCTCCCATTCTCCAAGGAAATACCAAATTGAGGGAGTATACGGTGCTCTAAAGCATAATAGAAAACTATTGATAAGCCCCACTGCGAGCGGCAAATCTTTGATGATTTATTCTCTTGTGAGATATTATGTAGACAAAGGAGAAAAAATCCTTTTAGTTGTTCCAACGACATCTCTTGTAGAGCAGATGTACAAGGATTTCCTTGATTATGGTTGGGATGTTGATTCATACTGCCACAAGATTTATTCTGGTAAAGAAAAAAATATTGATGTTCCAGTAACAATTACTACTTGGCAATCTGTATATAAACTAGAACGTTCTTTTTTTGAAAAGTATGGTTGTATTATAGGCGATGAAGCACATTTATTCAAGTCTAAATCTTTAATTCAGATTATGACCAAACTTCATCATGCCAAATACCGTTTTGGTTTTACTGGAACTTTAGATGGAACTCAAACACATAAATGGGTGCTTGAAGGATTATTTGGTCCATCCTATAAAGTGACAAGAACAGAAGAATTGATGAAACAAGGTCACTTGTCTCAACTGGATATTCAGTGTCTTATTCTTAAACATCCTTCAAAAAAATTTGATACCTATGAAGATGAGATACAATATTTAATTTCACACGAGCAAAGAAATAAATTTATTACCAATCTTACTTTAGATTTAAAAGGAAATACTCTTGTGTTATTCAGTAGAGTAGAAGCACACGGAGCAGTCTTATATGAAAAGATAAATAGTAGTACACGAGTTGATCGTAGAGTATTTTTTGTGCATGGTGGAGTTGATGCTGAAGAAAGAGAATTAGTCAGAGAGATTACTGAAAGAGAAAACAACGCAATCATCGTTGCTTCTTATGGAACTTTTTCTACTGGTATTAATATTAAAAACCTCCATAACGTTATCTTTGCATCACCCAGTAAATCGAGAGTTAGAAATCTCCAATCAATTGGACGAGTTCTTAGAAAGGGAAAAGATAAGTCTAAAGCAATGCTCTATGACATCGCTGATGATTGTTCAACTAAATCAAGAAGAAACTATACTTTAAACCACCTCATTGAAAGAATTAAAATCTATAATGAAGAGAATTTTAATTATGACATAATAACTATCAATCTAAAACCATGATGGAAGATGATTTTTATGCAACAATAAAACTAAAAACAGGCGAAGAAATATTTGCCAAAGTTTCACCATGCCATGAAGATGACAGAACTTTATTATTTCTTTCTTGTCCAATAATATTAGAAGAAATCAAACATCCTAAAGGGGTTACTGGATACAAAGTAGAAAGATGGTTGAAAAGTTCTGATGGAGAGATGATAGTATTGGACATGGACAATGTACTTACAATGTCAGAATCAAAAGATATGCACATAATAAATATGCATCAACATTTCAGCAGATCATCTAATGAAAAATCTCCATCAAATTCATCTCATTCAGAGTTAAGTAGAAAAATGGGATTCTTAGGAAACGTTGATGAAGCAAAAGAATTATTAGAAAAGCTTTATAAAGAACATTAAGCTATATTTGTCTCTTCAACCCTAACAAAGGTATTCTACTGATGTTTTAGAACCTTGTCAACTATTCACTGTAGATGTTATAATGTCTACATATGATAGTAAATACTTATGATACATTCAGGAATGACTAAAAGAAAAAGGTCAGAACATTATGTAAATAATAAAGAATTTCTTGCAGCATTGATAACTTATAGAAATGATGTAGAAAATACATTTATTAAAAAGTTTGGAAGAGAACCAACCAAAGAAGATAGAGGCACAAAGTGGGATACTAAACCTCCTATCCCTCGCTACATTGGAGAGTGTTTTCTTAAGATTGCTAATCACTTGTCATTCAAACCAAACTTCGTGAACTATATGTTCAAGGAAGATATGATTTCTGATGGCATTGAAAACTGTGTTCAATACATTCATAACTTCAATCCAGAGAAGTCACAAAACCCATTTGCATACTTCACTCAAATCATTCACTACGCTTTCCTTCGTCGTATCCAAAGAGAAAAGCGTCAATTAGACATCAAGAATAAGATTATTGAACGATCTGGATTTACTGAAGTATTTGACGATAACAATACTCTTGACGGATCCAACTACTCCGATTACAATAGCATTAAAGACGCTGTACACTCTAAACTTCGGTACTGAATGAAAGTCGCTATTATCACGGATCAACATTTTGGATGCCGTAAAAATTCAAAATTATTTCATGATTATTTTTTGAAATTCTATAATGATATATTTTTTCCTACCTTGGAAAAAGAAGGAATTTCAGTAGTTATTGATATGGGAGATACGTTTGATAATAGACAAGGTATTAATTTTGGTGCTTTAGCGTGGGCAAAAGATAATTACTATGATCGTTTGAGGAACATGGGTGTTCATGTTCATACGATTGTTGGAAACCATACTGCATTTTATAAAAATACGAATGAAATTAACGCAGTAGATTTGTTGCTTCGTGAATACAACAATGTTACTGTATATTCAAATGCAAAAGAAGTTAAGTTAGATAATTTAAATGTTCTTTTTATTCCTTGGATCAATCAAGAGAATGAAAATGAAACAGTCAAATTGGTTAAAAATACAACTTGTAAACTGGCAATGGGTCATCTTGAATTAAATGGATTCAGGGCTCATCGTGGACATGTCATGGAAAATGGTATGGATACAGATCTTTTTAACAAATTTGAAAAAGTATACTCTGGACATTATCATACAAGATCTTCCGATGGTAAAATTTTCTATTTGGGAAATCCATATGAAATGTTTTGGAATGATGTAAATGACACTCGTGGATTCCATATATTTGATACAGAAACTCTAGAGCATGTTGCAGTCGATAATCCATATAAGTTGTTTTATAACATTTATTATGAAGATCAACCACATCAACTTCTAGATGCAAAAGTGTATGAGGATAAAATTGTAAAAGTTATTGTCCGTAAAAAATCAAGTTCTAAAAGATTTGAAAAATTTATTGATAAACTTTATGATGCTGGAGTATATGAGTTAAAAGTTGTTGAAACATATAATTTTGATGGATGGTATGAATCCGATGATAAAAAAACATATGAATCGGAAGATACGATGTCAATTCTAAACCGTTATATTGATGATGCAGAAATAGAATTGGATAAGTCCCACATTAAGAATATTATGAGAACAGTATATCAAGAAGCATGTGAGATGATATAATGTATATTATTACTGTATTGGGAAAGGAGAGCGAAGGTGCTTATTCAGTTATGAGTGATGATGGAGAACATGTTCTCTATATGTTTGAAGATGAGGACGATGCTGTGAGATATGCTATGCTTTTGGAAGAAGATAGAGATTTCCCAGAAATGCATGTAATTGAAGTTGACGATGAAATGATGTTTCAGTTATGTGAACTAAACGATTATAGATATGCAGTTATATCTAAGAATGACATTGTAATTCCACCAGAACACCATGATTATATTTGAAAAAATTCGTTGGAAAAACTTTTTGTCAACGGGCAATCAATTTACTGAAATTAATTTATCCAATAAATCTACAACTCTGGTTGTAGGTACTAATGGTGCTGGAAAGAGTACAGTTTTGGATGCACTTACTTTTTCTTTGTTCGGCAAACCATATAGAAAAATCAATAAACCACAACTTTCTAATTCCGTGAATGAAAAAGATTGTGTTGTTGAAATTGAATTTACTATTGGTCCTTCCAAATGGAAAATAATTCGTGGAATCAAACCAAATAAATTCGAGATTTATAAAAATGATAATCTATTGAATCAAGACGCAAGTATTATTGATCAACAAAAATGGTTTGAGCAAAATGTCTTAAAAATGAACTATAAGTCTTTTACTCAAATTGTAATTTTGGGTAGCAGCACTTTTGTTCCATTTATGCAACTTTCCGCTTCTCATCGAAGAGAAGTGATTGAGGATCTTCTGGATATTAAAATATTCTCTTCAATGAGTAATATTTTGAAAGAAAAAATTCGTGATGTTAGGGAAGAAATTAAAGTCCTTGAACTTAAAAAAGAATCTCTCAAGGATAAAGTTGAAATGCAAAACAACTTTATAGAAGAATTGGAGAATCGCGGTAAAGAAAATATAAATCAGAAAAAACATATTATAGAAAGTCTTATTAGTGAAGAAACTCTTTTGATGAATTCAAATGCTTCTATTGAGGAAGATATTTTTAAACTCACAAAGGATCTTGAAGATGTTTCTGGAGCAACAGAAAAACTTCGTAGACTTGGTGGACTCAAAGGAAAAATCTCACAAAAAGTATCAAACATTACAACAGAACATAAATTTTTTACAGAAAATACGGTATGCCCTACATGTACGCAATCTATTGATGAAGAGTTTCGCCTAAATAGAATTAAGGACGCTCAAGATAAAGCAAAGGAGTTGCAGTCTGGTTACAAAGAACTAGAGGAGGCAATTAAAGAGGAGGAAGAGCGAGAGCGTCATTTTTCCATTTTATCTAAGGAGATTACTTCTTTAACACATGGCATTTCTAAAAACAATACTAAGATATCTGGATGTCAACGACAGATCAGAGATCTGGAATCGGAAATTCAGAGAATTACCGATCAACTTGAAAACAGAAATACTGAACATGAGAAGTTAGAAACTTTTAAAAAAAATTTAATAACAACGGATAATTCTCTTTTTGAATACAAAGAGAATTTATCTAACTATAATTTTTCTTTTTCCCTACTCAAAGATGGAGGGGTTAAAGGAAATATTATTAAAAAATATCTTCCTCTGATAAATCAGCAAGTAAACAGATACTTGCAGATGATGGACTTCTATATTAATTTTACTCTTGATGAGGAGTTTAATGAAACTGTAGAATCTCCTATTCATGAGAATTTTTCATATTCATCTTTTAGTGAAGGCGAAAAGATGAGAATCGATCTCTCTCTTCTGTTTACTTGGAGAGAAGTTGCTAGAATGAAAAATTCTATCAACACAAATCTTCTCATAATGGATGAAGTGTTTGATAGTTCTCTGGATGGTTTTGGTACAGATGAATTTTTAAAAATCATTCGGTTTGTCATCAAAGACGCTAACATTTTTGTTATATCCCATAAAACAGGAATGGAAGACAAGTTTGATGATGTAATTAAATTTGAAAAAGTTAAAGGATTTAGTAGAGTGGCATTATGATTGAAATTGGTATTGTAGGAAACGGTTTTGTTGGAAATGCAGTCTATCAAAACTTCAGAGATAAAGTATCAACAAAAGTTTTTGATGTAGACAAGAACAGATCTCTCAATACTTTTGAAGAAATTTTGGAATGTGATTACATTTTTCTTTGTTTGCCGACACCAATGAGATTTGGTGGAGAATGTGATGTTTCCATTCTTGACAACTTCTTCGAATCTTTGCCTGATAATGTTCCAGGCACTTTTATTATCAAATCTACAGTTCCAGTAGGAACTACTAAGAAATATGCTGAAAGGCATAATGTCATTCATAATCCAGAATTTCTTACCGCTAGAAATGCTGTTCAAGACTTTGCAAATTCGGAAAGAAATGTGATTGGTGGCGATCTTGAATTGTGTCAAGACTTTGCAAGCATGTTCCACACTTGCTTCCCCCATATTCCGAATCATATTGTTACTTCTGATGAAAGTGAAACAATTAAATATTTTTCAAATACTTTTCTCGCATATAAAGTTGCATATTTTAATAAGATGTATGACTTTTGCGAAAAACATGGAATGAACTACGATGTAGTCTGTGACGGTGTTACTGCTGACAGTAGAATTGGAAAATCACACACAAGAGTCCCTGGAGTGGATACTGATCGTGGATTTGGAGGAACCTGTTTCCCCAAAGATCTGAATTCCCTCATAGTTCAAATGGAAGAAGTTGGTGTGAACGCTGATATGCTAAAATCTGTTTGGGAATACAATCAACAAATACGAAAGGTCATAGACTGGCCAGTTACCTAAATGACTACTCCAAATTGGCAACATCACTCCAAGAAAGAACAAAAAAGAAAATTAAAACCGCAAGCATTAAGGTCTAGACGCGAAGCGTTAAGACACTTTAAGAAGAAGCACATGGGTCGTCCTAAGGGCGACCTTTCGTCGTATTATGGATTCATACGAAACGAGGACCATGATCTCACACGAAATCAAATCTCAACTTGCTAAACTTCTTGCTACGGAAGATCTGATTGTAGAGAATCGTAAGGTTGAAACGGCACAGTTTAATGTTCATACTCGTGTACTGACTCTTCCTATCTGGAGTAAAGCTAGTAATACTGTATATGATCTTCTTGTTGGACATGAAGTCGGTCATGCACTTTTTACCCCAGATGAGGATCTTCCAAAAACTATTCCTCACCAATTCATCAATGTAGTTGAAGATGCTCGTATTGAGAAATTGATGAAACGAAAGTATCCTGGTCTTGCTAAAACTTTTTTTGGTGGATATAAAGAATTGAACGAAGAAGATTTCTTCAATCTTGAAGATGAAGATATTTCTTCAATGAATCTTGCTGACCGAGCAAACCTTTTGTTTAAAATCGGCAATCATATTCAGATTCCTATTGAGTCTGGAGAAGAAACTGAAATCATCAATATGATTGGAGAGACTGAAACTTTTACTGATGTTCTCCTCGCAGCAGAAGCACTCTAT